ATCGTTCTTCAGGTGTAAATTTTCTTCTTGTTGTTGTCATAGTTCCCAAATTTAATCAGACCTAATTTGTTTTTCAAATTATGTCCAGCTATTTGGGGGGTTAAGACATTCGCAATAAAAGGACCTAACAAATTTACATTTTGTTTTTATAAAATACGCTGATATTGAGCACATTATTTCGGTTTAATTATGACAATCTATTTGTAGTTAAATTACTTTTGCCCTTTTTCTTTGATATAATATTTATGTGTGTGCTACCATTTTTTAGTGCTTATTTTTTATAAAATATCTTTTCAATTCATATATAAACCTACAATATGGGATGAATACTTGCAGATTAGCGAATAATGTGTCTTTATCTATCTGTTTCCCCGTTGGATGTCCGGCTAAATTTCTATTACACCTAATCATCTCAAAAATTCCAATTAATGTATTCATATAATTATCTTTTAATTCATAGGGCAATTGTCCAATTATACCTTTAAAATCCTCATTGAACTCATCGAATTGAATTTTAATAAATTTACCTTCGGTCTTTTTAATGAATTTTTCCTGCTTTGTATTATCTTTAAAAGTATCTCTATAGGTTTCAATTAATAGTAAAAGGGCTTTTTCTGATGCGCAACCTAAGGTAATCGTTGCGGACAATAATTGATTAATATTATATGTTCTAATACTTTCGGATAGGTATATTTCAATAACACTGTCAAGATCGGGAATTTCTTTTTTAATTCTATTTAGATAGCCATTGGTATCGTTGGGAACAGGCATATTTGATTCTATAACTTCTTCGCCATACTCAGTTAGACTTAAATGAGGCCAAGAATCGTTTTGATAATCTCCAATTGTTAATACACGTTCGATAATTAAATCCCACAGAATTTCACGAACTCTATTTTCATCCTTTTTTTGTAAAGGGGAATAAATAACTTGAAAACTATCAGGATGTGGACTTTTTACTATTCCTCTTTTTACAACTTTATTACCAATTGTATTACAAAGGTGTTTGAATTGAAAAGGATTTCCACATTCCTTAATTGAATCAATTACTAAAGATTTTAATTCATCATAAGGAATTTTTATTTCAGGTACTGTTTCCATTTATAGTTAGTTTCTTATGTTTAAGCAAAACTTATATGTCTGGATGTCTTTTTGCATTGGCTATGACTCGTTTTTAGCGCACATTATTTTTTTGATTAACTAACTGAAAAACCGTTTATTGTTATGTAATCAAATCTCTGCAATTTACAATTTGTTATCCAAACCCGCATTCTTATTTCTCGTTAGCATAAGAATTTAACTGAGTATCTGATGGAATGTGTGCTAACTTGCTTATAAGGTTAATTTTAAGTTGACCAATCTAAGTTTTGTATAAATTATTTTAGAAATAATCTTAAAAGTACAGAATCGTTCTCATATAGTAGTCTCGGGTTGGCAAAAAGGCATGTGTTTGGCAGAGCCGGGACGACCTGCCAACCTCTTGCTTGTACGTTGGATGTTTCGGTATTGCGACGAAATTCTTACACCTAACGGCCCGGCAATATGGGGAGGTTGTGTTACCCGACGCAGCATCCGGCAACTGTCCTGGTACTCGCCGGCAGGCGAGCCATATAACTGTCCCGGTGCAAGGAGGGTATGGCGCACTTTTTGCCGTCATGGTACAAATTTTATTGGATGCAGGCGCGATCGCGGTACAAGTTTGATCGGAGCCTTGAACTTATCCCCGGTTACAAGTTTGGTTATGGGCACTGGCGCAGTGTCGCGGTACAATTTGTCTCGGAGCCAGAAAACTGTCACAGTGCAGGAGTTTAATTGCTTGCAGATGCGCGTGTCCGGGTGCAAGAACCATTACAAATCTGTCTCGGAGGCAGGAGTAAAAGCAAAAAGTGTGACAAACAACTTACCCATATTGTCCGTGTTAGAAACAGGGTTTTTTAATCTTGAATTCTAATAAGATATTTTGAAATCCGGTCAACTTCATCTTCAGTGAAAATCGGTTCGAAATAGGTTATATATTTATTCAATTCTTTTAATGATTTTACTTTTACATATTTGAAATCTTCTTTGGGTTTTTCGTTTATCATTACGATAATATTTTTGATAGGAATCTGTTTGTTCCCCCAATGATGTTCAGTCAATTTAATCTTTGCGTCATTTACAATTAGAAAAAGAGCATAACTTGTCCTCGTGATCTGTTCAACTGGAGATCTTAAATCCAAAGACTCAACAGACTTTTTACTCCAGTTTTTTGTCTCTAAAATATAAATACCAGATTTTGAGATTAGAAGATGATCGATTTGAATTGAAAATATTTTATCATTAGTATTCCTCTTATATATTGGTGGATTAAATTTCAGGTTATAGTCATTGATTAAAATATAATCATTGGGCAATTTCTCTATTTCTTTCACTACCAAACTCTCTCCAACAGCACCTGCTATTAGCGGTTGCAAATCTTCAATCGTTTTTTTGACATTATTCAGTTTTCGAATCTCTGGCAAGCTTCGCTCCTTAATGATTAGTTCATTGTTTTCACTGATATACTTAAGTTGATTTTCGTCATTCTCGATTTTTTCCTGAATGTTCTTGGTGGCATTTTTAATAATCATTGGTGTATTCAAACTATAATAGTCCAATAGTTCTTTCTGTTTCTTTAGTTTGAAGCTATATAAAATCTTATGAATAAGGCCTTTATTTATTTTTGCTGTCAGATTATCGATGTTTATTCTGATAGTGTCAATTCTAACTTCTATTTCAGCTTGTGTTTTACTTTTTGTTCTCTCACATTTTTCTTGGTTTTCTTTTTTTCTAAGGTTTAAATCTTTGATTTCATTTCTAAGGATTTCTTTTTGAGTGTTGATTATTGCTTCTTTTTCGTCTTGAAAATTAAACAAGAAATCATTTATCTCTTTTATTGAATTAAATCTATGAATGCCACAAGTTTTTAATTCATATTTTAATTTTTTCAGGGATTCAATCTGACCTTGTATTTGAGCCATAAAATTTGGTCTAGTTATCTATTAAGGTTTTGTAAATATGCAATTTTAATATCAATCGCGCAATATAAAGGCACGATGCTCACCTTGTTTCTAACTACTTATATAGCCACAAAAGGTACACAAAATAAGCTAAATAGGGAAATATTATTTACCATATCCCTGGATGAATTATTAGACAAGAAATCATGAACTACCCTGCTATCATATTCATTTCATTTTTAATTCTGACAGTAAGTATTTGCCTTATATCCTGGTATAAACAAAAGAAACTATTCAAACAGGGACACAATCCCTTTAACCGGATATGCAGGAAGTGTGGTTCACACCAGATGAATTATAGAAGTTATATCGAAGGGAGCGGACACGTCACCTGGTGGGAAGAAGTTTATCGGTAGGGAATAGTGAGAATTGTAAATGTCATAAATACACAACCAGCTAAAACTTAAACTATGAAGGGGGTATCAAGTATCAGAGAAGAACGATCTGACCAAATAATGGATCAGGGGGAAACTATTAAGTACGATGTTGACAACAATTCTGCAGGCCAATTACCTGAAGCAGCTTCAATGCTCGCATTTGAGAATATTGAAGATATACATGGCATTGAAGATAGTGCGCCAGAAGGGTGGGATTATGACCAATGGAACAAGATGATCAATAAATCATACAGGGACCGTCTAGTAATTGCAGGAGCTTTAATAGCAGCTGAGATAGACCGGGTACAAGCAATCGAAAGGAGTATATCCAATGTTGATAATTATACTGCACATATAGTGTAACGATACTTCTTGTTCACTATATTTGTTAAGATAATTCATTATTTTATTGACAGTTCTTTGATTTTTTAGCGGGGTAGAGCAGCGGTAGCTCGCTAGGTTCATGTCCTAGAGGTCGGAAGTTCGAATCTTCCCTCCGCAACAACCATCCGAAGTAGGTTCCTGAGAAGTATGTCTGGTCTTTGGTAAGTGAGATTATGCAAGATGCAACAACCGAGGTTAACCGAAGTTTAGGAAGTACCCCTGCAACATGGGGTACAAAGGGACAAGAGATAGGAGGGGGAGGCAATAACGATTATGGACTAATCACGCTAAAGGCCTAACCGCACTCCTTCTTTTTTAAGGCAATTAAACCAAGCGAGAGAGAGTGTTTAAATTCAGGCTGATGTACACAGCCGACAAAGACTAAGGTTAATGGGGATCGAACCAGAGGAGGGTGATCCCCTTTTTAAATCGACACCAATAACCAAATAGATAGCTTATGAATGCAACAGTAACAATGCCACTATCAGAGATAGATGCGCTAAGAAATGATCACGCTGCCAGTATGGCCAGGGTAAAAGAACTGGAATCAACACAGGCAAAGGTCAGGGTAGAAGTACGGGAGGCTTACGCTTCTCATGAATCAGTCAGATTAGGTGGCTCACAGTTCTATGTGCCGAGAACAGAATGGAGGACACTCCCTCATACCTACATCAACCTGGACGAGGTAATAAAAGCTATCAGGGAAGAGGAGGCGGTCAAGGTCGCCAGCAATACCCGGAAGCTGGAAAAAGAGATTAAGACCCTCAGAGAAGAAAGGATAAAGGACCTGGAGAAACACAAAACAGCCATTGAGGAAATGCAAAGGGAGTTAAGGGCTGTAAGGGAAAGAGTGGCGCAGTTCCTTACCGCCGAGAACGAAGTAACTTTCCTTAAAGCAGCTCTTGAGGCAGCTAACAAGAAAATAGAGGACTGGCGTAACCTGGGAGTGATAGGACGAATAATAAATCCAATGGTTTAGCGTTTTGCAGAAGGTAATGAATAATGCAGTCGAAAAATTAAAGAATTATTTAGCGTACTTCGTCAAAATACAGCGAAATTATTTTGTAGTTACATTTTATATGCAGTTCTTGTCCCTGAAAGCATGTCATTTTATTAACATTATTTAACCTAAATCTAGATTCGATGAATACAATAAGCAATCAATCGCCCAGCTCAATCATTTCAAATTTTAAGAGTAGTGAGACACACCCATTAGTATATGTGGACCTTATTTCTACCCTTCAACTTAAATATTGTTTGACACATGAATACTGCGATATGACCTACCAGGAACAACTAGCCCTTATGGATAGGTGTGCTGAAATTAAAAAACTGCTAAAAGAGATAGCCTACATGAAGAAGGAGGAAGTGGAAGCTAAAGCCGCAGCAGCGTAACTAATAGATTAGTAGTTACATAACGAAGAACCCGGCTAATGACCGGGTTTTTTTATGTTCCACTTATGTTACACTTTTTGAGACTTTACCTCAGTTTATTTCCAAAGGTTTCATCAAAATCAACGTCAACCCCTGTGAAATAAGCCTCTTCATCAACCTTTCCACCTATTACCAGTATGTAATATAAACAGGAGAATGTGGCACGTCCAATGATCAACTGGCTCCTGGCTCCAAAGGTATTGCTGGCATTTAACAGATACCAGTTTCTTTTATCCGGGGACCCGAATAGGTTTACACTGAAAGGATATTCATTGTTGTTATTGATATAACCTCCGATAACAGCTCTATTGATCTTCTTGAACGCAATAGGGCTAAGTTTCATAGGCCTGGTCTCCATGTGTACTGGCACCAGCTCACTGTAATCCTCTTCGGACAAGGAGTACTTGCAATAAGTCGTCCCTTCCATGTGATATCCGTATGTTACCGGAAAATCCTGAACGAATGATGTAAATACCTGGCTGATCTTAAACCATCTTTTGTACTTCAATGAATACACCCATGAGTATTTGTAAGCAGGGTTTGAAATGATTATCTCTTTATGTTCCTCTGTCTGATCATAGGCGATCTTGGCTCCCGAGATATAATTCAGGAATGAGGCAGAGCATAAATAGGCTTTCACCTGGTACAGGTTTGGATTGTTGGCAATCGCTTCATAGTTTAATGTGCCTGTAATCCTTCCTTTATAGCTTCCTTCAGCCGATTGACTTATTTCAATAGCTTGTGTACCCTGAAGAACATACAGGCCCTTAGTCGTGCTAAAAACAGTCCCTCCATCAATCTGTGTTATGCTGTCAGGATTGTTACATACTTCTCTGGATAAAGGGCTGATTGTATTTATCAATAGATCGCCATTTCCTATGTTCATAGCCCATATCCCTTCAGTGGTGAAGCAATACACCGGGTATTGTCCATACTGTCCCTGGGAGAGTGCTATTGCGTTTGTTGACATGCCTATCACCCGGCCCTGTACCCTGTAACTATTCTTTGCAGGGAAGTTAAGTGGATTGTTGAGCTCACATGCCTGGATACGGTTCTGATCTGAATAGTTATTATTTGGATTCACAGTCAGAGTTGAAACAGCATGATCAGTGAACGGTCCAGTAAAGTCAACGAAGGGATAAGGAAATGGCGGATGAGAGAAATCCTGTTTGTAGGCAAAGTTATTGAGAGGGATAGGGATCAATCCACCACTGACAAGAGTTGCCTGTCTGATTATGCCACCGGATCGCACAAACATTCTGAAATAAGTAGCCCTGTAATCAGGATAGCTGAAATACTTGGCTACATTAAAGGCTGGTTGTGTTGAATCAGCATTGTAATAGTTGCATGTAGCCCAACCACTCCAAACTGTGCTGATCCCATCACCTGCATTAATGTCAACCTCAATGCCTATCTCATACGTTGCTCCGGTAAAACCACCAGGGACCTTCTCAACTACGCTGGCAGGGTTATACCCTTTGTAGGCTTTCATTGTTATATCACCAAAGAATATCCTGGCATTGTAGGCGAACATGCTTTTCCCATGCAGCTTGTGATGTGAGAAGCTATCAACCGGCAGGGTATCCCTTGTTTCCATCGAATCAAAAGGAGGAGGAATTGGACCGTTAAGAAAAGTACCACCAAGTCTAAAGGGTAGATCTTCAATTCCGATCTGTTGTACCAGGTAGTAAAGAGATTCATCAGCAATGGATGGCTCAGTAAAGGTAGGGATGAACATCAGATTCTCAACCAATGGCTGCATCCTGGTAGCATAGACATTAAGAGACTTGATAATTCCTTTGTACGTTGTTGTTAAGGCTATCCTATCTCCAACGGTCATGGTTGTGCCAAGCAGTATCATCCTGCCATTCCAGCGCATATTATTTACATTATCTACATAATCAAAGAACGAAGTGGTTGTATAAACCGGTGTCGAGTGCTTGACTATCGTACCGTCAACCAGTTCCCATGCAAACCGGAGCAGTACTGGTCCTGATAAAGCTACTTTTACTTTGTCAGCAATCAACTTTGTGCTTTCTGCTACAAAGACAGGAGCATTAGAGCCACTTGGTATTACAACTGTTTCCTGTCCATTGGCATATAGTGACACCTGGATATCAGGCAAGTCAGGCAGCCCGTCAAAGGCATTGTATGTTAAGGTAACCAGGTCGAAGATCAGGACAGTTGTATCCTTTGTGGTATTGTTCCCTACAACGAGAGACTTGTCCAGCTGTGCGAACTTCAAAACATTGGTGCCTACTGACAAGCTAGTGGTAACTGTCTTATTAAACACACCATCGAGGTATAGCCAGTAAGCTAAGAATCCACCGGCAACACCAATGACAGCTTCATAGTTCTCATTGATAGAGTGAAGGTACCTCACATCGGTAGGTGTGGATACTTCTTTCACTTTCGGACCCACAGGTCGCCAGGCTCCATCCCTGGGACGAAGGTTTATGACTTCCTGCATAGTTCCATCAGGAACGCTATTGTCCGGGAGGTTCCTTATTATCCCTGCTAGTTCAATTGTCTTTTGTGGCATTGCTACTTAGTTTACGTTGATCCATTATATACTGAACGAATGTGTTGTTATTGATGGTCGTATCGCCTCCCTTATCAGGATCGATAACGATCTTGTCAAGCTCATTGAGTATTTTCATACCCCTGGTGAGAGAATCCATGTCCTTTGTTGAAGGAATGCGCTTGATGATTCTTTCAAGCATCTTCTCTTTGGCATCCATGACCCTATTGGCAAGTTTGGTTTTCCTGTCAATGACCTGCTCATCCACCTTGAAAACAATCTCCTGTACGTTGTTGTGGTTGAATACCTCTGGTCCCATTGATTCAACCCACCTTCGGAGTGTCGGTCTTGATACTCCTGATTCCTTTGATGTCTTTGAGACGTTAAAAGCATTAAGCTCATGCATCTTTAAGATCTGAACCATCTGCTCTGTTGTGTATGCTACTGCTGGTTTACTCATAATGATTTAATTAGTTAGGTCAAAGGTTCTTATAACTCACTGACTTTATGAGATTATTAAGCCAGATAACAGGGTTAATTGCCCTCATAAATCACTGTAAAGAATATATGTTTAGCCCTGTTAATTAACACTCAACATTATATACCATGATAGGAGGAATACTAGCAGCGGTATCAGCAGCAGGATCGTTATACGGTACTCTCAAGTCTGCACAGGCTAATAAATTACAAGAAGCCCAACTAAAGAAAAGGCAGACTGAACTACAAAACTGGTACGACAAAGAATACAACACTAACTACCTGGACACATCGGCAGCCAGGGGAACCCTTCAGATTTTACGCAACAATAACAGAGAGACTATGAAGAAGGTCTCCCAGCGTAATGCTATTGGAGGTGCTTCAGACGAAAAGGCAGTAGCCACAGCTGATGCAGTACAAAAGAACTATGCCAACAATGTAGCAGGAGTAGCAGCACAGGGAACAGCCAGGCAAGACAGGATTCAAGGGTCCTATGATATGAAGAAGATGAACCTGGATAACCTGCAAGCAGCAAACCTGGCACAGAAATCAGCCAACTGGTCCAATTTTACCAATAATGCCATGTCTGCCGGTATAGGATTCGCAGAAGCAGGAGCGTCAGGAGCCTTTGACAAGTGGGATAATAAGCTCGGCACCCTATTCAAGAATGGGAAAGCAAAGGTAAAGACACCAAAAATAACCGTATAAAGATATTCAGTATGTCAGAAGCAGAAGTAAAAGACTACCGGGACCTCTATCTGGACCAAAGGTTTGAAACCCTCAATCAAAAACTTGACACAGTGATAGGATACCAGAAAACATTCGCTAAGGAAGCGGAGAATCTGGAAAACCGAGTTAAGGTAGTTGAAAGATTACAGCTCACATGCCCTATCGAATTAGTAGCACAATCGCTTAAAGATCATAAGGCCGAGACTAAGGAAGAGTTCAGACAGCTCAGGGTAGATACAGAGGACCTTCGTTACTACAAAAACAGGCCTAAGCAGGTAAGGCTTTTACTCTATGGATTCATCTTTTTGGCACTGATCAACATATTGCCATTACTGGAACAGCTATTCACCTGGTTAAAATCAAAATAACAATGCCAACCCCTGCCACATTACCCCAAGACCCTGGCCCATTCTCTTCACTCTTCAATTATGAAGATGAAGCAAAGAAGGAAGAAGCCCGGAAACTACAACTACAAGAGTCTGAAAAGAAGATCATGCGTACCAATGCCATTGGTGATGCGTTTCGATTGCTGGTTGAGGGTATAGGTGGCTCCCAGGGTGCAACAATCAAACCAAGAGGGATAAATCCAGGCATAACAAATGCAGCAAGCAGGATTGATGCCCTGCAGGACCAGAGCACACAGAGGATGGACAGGATAAAACTCACTGACCTGTCTAACAGGAGCCGGAATATGCAGTATAAGCAGGCATTGAACGCAGATAAACAGAGACGGACTGACGCAGCTGAACTCCAAAAGCAAAAGATGGAGTACGAACAGACTAAATCCGAGAATGACTACACCCGTAAGAGGAATGATGAGCTTACAGACCAGCAAGGGAAGCGCAAAAACGAGCTAACAGACCAGGGAACAACACAGAAGAACGCTCTGTCAAGGCAAGAGAATCAAGCCAAGCTCAACAGGGAGACTAATGCAGAGTATCAGAAAGGGCTATTGGCTTCATACAACAAGAAAAGAGACAGGACAGTAAGAGCCAGCAAAGAGGATATTCCTTTCATAATACCCGGAACCAGGCAGACTATCTACATCAACCCTGCCGAATTACTTGAAATGCAGTCACAACTGATAGGGGATAAAAACAAATGGGACCCTACCCTGGATGCTGCACTCAAAGACCTGATGAAGAATGACGCAGTTAAGCAGGAATCAGCCTTACTGACCCTCAAGAAGAATTGGGAGAAGGTTAAAGGGACCCTGGGTTATGAGGATAACACCACAACGACACAACCGGCAACTGCTTCTCCGCTATTACCCGGCAGTCAGCCACAACAACCACAGACATATCAGCAGGGAGCAGGCCCGTTAAACACATTCGGGAATCCAGCAGGAGTACAACCGGCACAAGAGCCAGGTACCCTAGCTCCTGATGAAGCACAGTTCATTCAGAATATCAGCATATCTGCCAAGCATACCCCGGAACAGAAACGGAAGGCAGTATTTCAATACCTCACCAAGCAGGGATATGATTCAACAAGCGTAAAAGCTTATGCAGAACAAATTTACCAGACCTTAACTAGAAAGTAATCTATGGCAGAAGTTACAAAGGGTAAGACATTAAATGTCAATGCAGCACTCAAACAGATTCAACAACAATCACCCACTGAGCGCAAAATTGCGCCCAGCACTGGTCCGGTAGCTGACCCCTGGGGTAACACTGATGATATCAACCTGGACGAATTTGCACCAAGCAAACCAGCCACACAACCGGAGGTTACTAATGCCGATCCTACCTTCCTGCAAAAGGCTGGTAGCTTCATTGGAGACATGGGTGAGAGGCTTGCCAGTGGTTCAGCCAGTGCAGTATCGTCATTATTGAAGATACCACAGGCTGTTGATGCATTGTCTAACCTGCCATTTGATATGTTTTCTAAGGCATACATTGAGAAAGCTGGGAAAGACGGAACACTAGCACCCGAAGAGAGCCAGGCACTACTCAAGAATTATGATGATGTTTGGTTAAGGCCTAACATAAGCGGAGGAGTTTCGACAAAGAACCAGAGCCCAGCTGTAACAATGGCACACTCAGGAGCAGTAAAGAAACTGGATGCCTTTACAGAAAAGATGCAGAACCAGAGTAACAGCCTGGATAAATCAATCGGGAGCTACATCAAAAACAAGCAATACGGGAAGGCATTAGGCAGAACAGTACTTGGTGCAGTTGAATCATTACCAGCAACCTTAACCGCTGCCTTTACAGGTCCCGCAGGTTTGATAGGGATGGGTGCACAGGCAGCAGCCCAACAGTATGACAAGTTAGAGGACTTCAACCCGGAGATGGGTGACCCTGCAAAAGTAGCAAACATGCTAGGTTATGGCCTCTTTGAATCCCTTACAGAGGTATATGGTACTGCCGAGATGCAACAGATGGTCAAGAGTGCAATAAAGTCAGCAGGAAGAGAAGGCGCAACAGAAGCAGTTAAAACAGGATTGAAGAAGGTCATAAGTGATGCCTATAAGAGAATAGGCTTATGGCTGGCACCAGTACATGAAGGTTTGTCAGAAGGAGTAAACACCTTTGCCGGCAACATTATCAGTGCTGCAACAAACGAGAATCCTGATCAGGACCAATGGAGTATAGAGAGCTTAACCAATGGAGTGGTTGAATCAACAGCTATCGGAGCTGCAACAGGCTTCGGATTCTCTGGTGTAGGTAGTATCAGGGAGAGAATGGCAGCCAATAAAGCCAAAGTACAGCCTCCAACAACAGGAGATCAGGGAACAGGCCTTACAACAGGCCCCTTGAACGTTCCTCCTGCCGTAACTGAACAGTACAATGCAGAACACACAATCAATTCATACGGGGAAAGGCTAAAGTTTGGCAACGGGACACTTGCAGAGGACCCGAATCCGACCATGACCATTGCCAGCACCAAGTTAGGTGACAAGTATTTCATTAAAGAGCCTGCCGGTGTGAATGGTGACACGTTTCACCCTGCCTATAACATTGATGAACTCAAAGCAGCTGAGTTTGATTTCTCAAAGGTCAGTCCTAAGTTCATAAAGAGTACTGACATAGTAGAACAGAAGCCAGTTCCCTACCAGGAATGGTTTGACAATGAAATGAACGAGTACCAAGCAGGTAAGGCACAGGGTGAGAAAGATGCAGCCATGCAACAATCAGCCTACCAACCAGGACAGCCTATTGAATACCAGGGCAGGAAATGGACTGTTTCTGATGTTGCAGCCGATGGTACATTATCCGTTGAAGAGATTACCAAAGACGGTACCGGCACCCTTGCAGAGATAACGCCGGACCAGTTCAATAATATCATTGGTGATCAATCAGCAGGCGCACAACCCAATACAGCTGATGTAGCATCATTGCAGCAGCAGCAGTCCGCGAACCCTGATCAGGGAGCCGCGATATTGCAACAGCCTGATAATCAAAGGGGGCAAAATGGCGAAGTAGCAAACAGCGAATTGCCACCTACACAACCTGCGCCAGCGAAAGCCCGGAAGATTTCAGACGGTAAGAACGAGCTGTCAATCACCCCGGCAGAGGACGGAACTTATACCGTTGACCAGGTATTCAACACTCCCAAACAAGCTACCACAACCCTGGATAAGCTCACAGAACTATACCCAAAGGTGAACTTTGAGGTTCAAATGCAAGATAGTGGTGATGATTTCACCCCCGACACATACACGATTAAGGCCACACCCAAAGCTGTAACAGCGAAGAAGGCAAGCCCTGTACTGGATGAAACTGCTACCGCACAAACGGACGGGCAGGTATCCGATTTACAGGGCAATGCCAGGCCTATTGAATCTGACACACCCCTGGCTGACAAAGCACAGGCAAACATATCAAAGAACACCCCGAATCTTGATACTCCCCTGGCTAATGCAGTCAATGAGAGCAAGAAAAGTACAGGAGAGCCAACATACCAGCAGAAAAAGAACCTGGTACTTGACTACTTCGGAGGCATGTATGAGGATGCTGCCAATTCTACACCTGAGCAGATTTATAACGAGGTCCCGGAGGTAGGACCAGAGGAGGCAAAACAGATTCATGCGGAGATAAAGGCTGAATTTGAGGCTGAACAGGAAAGGATAAGACAGTCAGAGCCACAGGGAGAGGCAAAAGGACCGGTAGAGATCGGCTCAGAATTGAGCCAACCTAAGCAGCCCTGGCAAATGACCAGTAAGGAGTATGCTGATCAGGAATTAACAAAACTATCAGAACATGCAATGCCTGGTTCATCTGAGAGACTAAGGAAGCAGTACTTGTCAGAACACAAGAACCGGATTGTACCTGTGGCAATACAGCAGGGTGAGACAATTCCTGACAATGTACTGGCTGAGTATCCTGAATTGAAGCAGGCACCAGTTAAGAAGGAATCCTGGCAAATGACACCTTCCGAGTATGCTTCTACGATTGGAACCGGGTCTGATGAAATAGCCATTGCTAAATCAGCCCATCCCCAACATGTTAAGGATGCGATTGCAGCCGGGAAAGAAGTACCAATGAATGTATTGGAGGCATATCAAAACAATCAGTGGGCTAAGAATGAAATTGAAAAACAGGCACCGGCAGAGAAATATACACTTGAATCATTTAAAAAAGGCCAAATCATTGAAATCAATCCTGATGCAGAAGTCTCTTATACTTATAAAGATGGATTAGTACCAACAACTGTATTAAAACAAGGGGTGTGGATGATTGACGATATTGACAATACGGAAGGTATTCTAAATGTTCACTCTTTAGACCCTATAGAAGGCGAAGGGGAAATAGGTGGTGTCTGTTCTAATGTGTATTGGAAAGATATTACAAATATTCAAGAGAAGCAGGCACCGGCACATAACAAAGATCATGTTTCGATTACAAAAGCCAATGACCAGGTAGATGGTCACCCTTCCGATGCACAGATCGAAGCAGGGAACGCAAAGAAAGGGCATGTAACCATTCAGGGAATGGATATAACTCTAAAGAACGCACCCGGAACGATCAGGAAGGGGAAGAGCCACAGTCAGCTGATGAACAATTCCTATGGTTACTTCAGACGTACCCAGGGTAAGGATGGTGACCAGGTTGATGTATTCCTGGGAGATCACCCAGGGTCAGGATGGGTATTTGTCGTTGACCAGTTAGACACGCAGGGCAATTTTGATGAACATAAGGTCATGATGGGCTTCCGGTCCGCTAAAGAGGCTACCGATGCTTATAACTCTAACTACTCCCCGGACTGGAAGGGACTAGGGAACGTGACAGCCATGAAGGTTAGTGACTTCAAAAAGTGGTTAGGTGATGGCACAAGGACCAAGCAACCTGCATACCAGGTTAAGCCTAAGAAAAAAAGCAAATCCCGGACACAGATAGCATTAGATAGCCCTGCCAATTCATTTGAAGAAGCAGTACTTCAGTTCTTTGTTGGAAAAGGGAAGGTTAAGACAGAGGATGTAATAAGTGATACCGGATTCAAAAGAGGCTCCGAAGAGTTACGGAAATTGCAATTTTTAGGACTTGTCAGTGAGGATGGTGTGGCATTAGATGTATTTCATGAGAAGCTAGAGAACGCCTTCCAGTTTACCGATGGAGGGGAGAGTAAAGATATGCCTAACTCTATCATTGACATACTCAAGAAGTATTCCACCCCAGGCAATATGTTAAAAGCCCTGGAAAGATTCCAGGGGAAAGAGGTAATGCCCGACCACATGCTACCTGAAGGCTATGACGAGGCACAAATAAAGGCAGACATTGACAATGAGCCAGAAGTTGTAGAAGTAGCTGACGGGATTATGAACGACCCCGAAGTCAAAGACATAGTGATGGAGTATTCAGACAAAAATGGTCTGAATGTTGATAAATTACTTGAGGATATTAAGTTTAATCCAGGTCACTTCACTACCTTTCCATTCAAGTTACGGGAAGATCAGTTACACGACCTTAATACTGAACTACAAAATGAGCAAGCAAGAAGAAGAAAGAGCACAAGTCTTGAAAGCAGTAAAGGACCTGGTGAAAATCAGAGCCATAGCCGAGAAGAAACACCCGCTGGACGTGATCAGGGAGATGAAGTACGAGCTGGAACAGAGGAAAGCAGCCAGGGAAAACAACCAGAAGTAGCCAAGTCAGGTTACGGAGAATCCAATAAAGTATTTACTAAGGAGGCAGCCGATAAAGCCAGAGCAATACTCAGGAGCAAACTAGGCAACCTTAACGTGGGAATAGACCCGGAGACAATGCAAGCCGGGATAACCCTAGCTGGTTATCATATAGAATCAGGTGCCAGGAAGTTCACAGACTTTGTTAAGGCAATGATTCAAGATATGGGCGATGCCATTAAGCCCTACTTAAAATCGTTCTACAACGCAGTAAGAGACTGGCCCGAATTTGATGCCGAGGGCATGGACCAGTATGAAACAGTATCGAAAGCTGACGTTAATAAGATCACCGAAGAGAAGAAGGAGCCAAAAGAAATATGGCAAATGACCTTGAAGGAGTTCTCTGATGCTGTTTATAACGGGGAGATTGACTTCGCACAGTTAGGCCAGGACAAGAAACCTATTCAACAAAGCGTTACTTCCTACCATGCTACAACAGACGAGCAAAACAAGGGTATTGCTAAAGAATGGATTGATAAAGCCATAAATCAGCATTACCAGCCTATTGTAATGCACGCTATATTCGATAGCAAACCGGTCCCGGAAAATGTAGTAAAAGAATCAGGGCTAAAGAAACCAGAACTGAAGCAGTCTGATGATTTCATGAATGGCATTGCAGATTTAGCAGGGAATAAACCTGTCAATCCGAATATAAGTGATAACTTAGATGTAGCTAATACTCCGGTCAATGAAAACACAGCCAACACTTCAATCGCACCAGACAATCTGGTCAGTGGGAAGGATAAACTGGTTGATCAAGAACCAACCTCACTTACTGATCTCTTTGCACCAAGAAGGGAAACTAAAGGAACACCTACTGGAAATAAACCAGCAGGCAGGGAAAGTTCTAACAAACCTGCTGATGTCCACCCCGGACAGGGAAGCATGGGACAAAGCAATGCACCAGATGTTCCCGTATCCGAAGAGTCCGACCAAGCCGGACCTGGAGATAACAAAACACCAGAAGTGGGAAATAATGAACAGCCTGGGAATGACACCGGAAATAGTAGCCTACCTGATACAGGATCGAAACCAGATGTTCAGCGAGATGTAAATAGTCTTAATCACGTCATTACCCCTGATGATGTCATTGTTCCCAGGGGTGAAATAGCAAAGATCACAGCCAACCTTCAAGCAATACGGTTACTCCAAACCCTGGAGAAACAGAATCGTAACGCAACACCCGAAGAGAAGAAGAAACTAGCAGCCTATACCGGATGGGGAGGCCTTGCTAATGTGTTGCATGCTGAGAATGCCAGGACCTATGAAAGGATTAAAGAAAGAGGATGGGGAAGTGACGCTCAGGCTGAGAATTGGGCTAAGAAATACTATACACACTATCAGGCAGTCAAGAAGCTCCTGACAGCGGAAGAGTTTGCTCAGGCAGTTACTTCCACTCTGACTGCATACTACACCCCTGCACCAATAATCAAGCAGGCCTGGTCCATTGCAGAGAGACTAGGGTTCAAAGGTGGTTCAGTGCTTGACCCTGGGGCTGGAATAGGTCACTTCTTCGGTCTTGCTCCACAGAACATAGCACAAAATTCAAGTTTCAGAGGGTATGAACTGGACAATACTACCGGAAGGATACTGTCAAAGCTATATCCTGAGGGTACAATGAGGGTGACCGGGTATGAAAATGCAGTTGAAGGTCCCGGAAGCATTGACCTTATCATGACAAACGTCCCCTTCGGACAGACTGCACCATTTGATGCAAAGAATAAGGACCTTAAAGGCTTCTCACTTCATAACTATTTCATTGCAAAAGGCATTAAGCAACTTAAAGCCGGGGGAATTGGGGTGTTCATTACCTCTAAATCGTCAATGGATAATGCTGCAAGTGCAAAGTTCAGGGAGTGGGTAGCAGCAGAAGGTAATGCAGACCTTATCGGAGCAATAAGACTGCCAAACAACACCTTTTCAGAGAACGCAGGGACGGAAGTAACCAGCGACATGCTGATATTTCAGAAAAGACTAAGCACGACACCTTCTCCATACGCAGAACCATTCAGATCAGTAGCAGAACTAACCAAGACAAAAAACCAGAACGGGGCAGAGGTTGGTATTGATGTTAATGAGTACTACATCAAACACCCTGAAATGATGTTAGGCAAGATGGTATTGGCATACCAGGTGAATAAAGGAGGGCTTTACTCAGGTGATTCCGAAACACTGACCCCGGACAAAGGTCAAGACACCCAGGCACTCTTGGAAGAGGCTATTAAGTCACTTCCGGAGAACATTACCGTAGCTACAAAAGCAGAGGTAGGCGCAAAGGGCTCAGAGGTAGGGGACAAAGAAGGGACAATAATTGACCGGGACGATACGATCTATGAGGTCAATGGTGGTGAGCTTCATCCAGTAGCCTGGAATAATGATAACTTCACTTCAGGCAAGAGGTCAGTACCCTACAAGACCATAACAAGGGAGTATCTAAATCTGAAACAGCTAGCTAAGGCCCTCCTTGATAGTGAAATGAGCAAGGACAGCTCAGAGCAGGACATTGAGGATACACGCAGCAAGCTAAACACAGCCTATGATTCCTTTGTAAAGGCTTATGGTACATTCAACCGGAATAAGAAACTTGAATTTCTGGAAGATGATTCAGAGTTCAACCTAGTGTCAGCCCTGGAAGATGTAGAAAATAAGATACTGACAAATAAGGTTGGCGGGGTGTATCGTAGATATGAGATCTCAAAGAGTGACATATTCTCAAAAAGGATTAACTACCCGGTAGAAGAACCTACCAAAGCTGAAAATGTTGCAGATGCCCTGAATGTATCTATGAGTTACCGGGGCAAGCTAGATATTGACTACATAGCCTCACTTACAGGGACCGACAAAGAAACAGCAACAAACAAGCTCCTGGAAGAAGGTCTGGCATTTATAAATCCGTCCAATGCCTTGTTAGAGGATAAGGAGACCTACTTGTCAGGGTATGTAAGAACTAAGTTAAAGGTAGCAGAGGCCCTGGTTGAAGATAATCCGGATTATAAGAAGAATGTTGACGCACTCAAGAAGGTTATCCCTAAAGACATACCGGGCTTGATGATTAAATACAAGCTAGGCACTCCCTGGATACCAGGTCATATAGTCCAAAGGTTTATTAAAGAGACTATCGATGTTGACTGCAAGGTTTTCTTTAACCAGGGAACCGGTACTTGGTTGATATCAAACAAAGGTAATGAATACAATGCAAAGAATCAGGGAACTTACGCAACCACTGATTTTAAAGCTATTGAACTTATTGATAAGATTCTCAACCTGCATACCCCTACCGTAATGAAACGGGAATACGATCCGGTTACCAGACAGAGGACAGAGAGAAGGGACCCGGAAGCCACAGCAGCAGCTCAGGGTAAGATGGATGAGATTTCAGACTTATTCCTTAACTGGATGCCGAACCAGAAAACAGAAATGGAAACATTGGAGACAATCTATAACGATCAGTACAATGATTATGTAGAGAAGAATTACTCCATGCCTTCATTCAAACAATACCCAGGTGCAAACCCGGATATAACACTGAGAGCACATCAAAGCAAAGCAGTAGGCAGGATATTAAGAGGCACTACCTTATTGGCTCACCAGGTTGGGACAGGCAAGACTTATACCATGATTACCGCTGCAATGGAGATGCGTAGGCTAGGAATAGCAAAGAAACCTTTAATGGTGGTCAACAATTCCACCCTTGAACAGTTTGGGGGTGATTTTAAAAAGCTATACCCTGGGGCAAAGATACTTGTGCCGACAAAGAACCAGATGGAATCCGAGAGCAGGCAGAAGCTCCTTAATAAAATAGCTTATGGCGATTGGGATGCAGTCATAATTCCTCAGAGCTTCCTGAACTTCATTCCTGATGATCCTGCTAGAGAGAGAGAGTATATAAGGGAACGTATTGCAGAGCTGGAAGATGTACTCGCAGAGGTTGACGATGGGGCTTATAACAATGTTGCAGCCAAGAATACCAGGAAGGCTATTGAGGCACTGGAAGAGGACCTAGTGAACTTAGGGAAGCCCAAAGGCAGGAGTAAGTCTGTTAAAGACGTGGCAAAAGCAGGAGCAGCAGTAACAACTAAGATAACAACTCAGGCTTCCAGGCGCAAAGACGATGTTGTCTTGTTTGAGAAGATGGGTGTCGATGCCTTGTTTGTTGATGAATCACACGCTTACAAGAAGCTAGGTTTTGCCACAGCACAGACCAATGTCAAAGGTATTGATACCACAGGGTCCCAAAGAGCTTTAGGCCTTCACATGAAGGTTAGGTTCATTCATGAGCAGATGGGGAAAAAGAATGTTGTATTTGCTACCGGCACACCGATAACAAATACAATGGCTGAGTTATGGACTGTAATGAAGTTCCTGTCACCTGATGTATTAAAAGCATACAGGATTGAAAGGTTTGACGATTTTGCCCGGACCTTCGGAAGCATAGAGCCATCCCTTGAGTTTAACGCTTCCGGGAACTTCAAGATCGTAAACAGGTTCAAATCATATATCAATGCACCTGAACTATTAAAGGCTTTCCGGTCCGTTGCTGATGTCGTTCTTACCGATGATGTGCAGGAGTTCAAAGAGGGCAATAATATACCCAAGCTAAAAAACGGTGAGTTCACAAAGGTTATAATGCCACAGACCGAACCATTACAGGCACAGATGAATGTATTTAAGAGAACGCTGGCTGAGTGGGAGAAACTTACCGGTAAACAGAAGAGAGCTATGAGGCATATCCCTATTGTAATATTCGGGAGAGCCAAGCAAGCAGCCATTGACCTTAGACTGTTAAGTCCAGACAATCCTGACGACCCAGGGAGCAAGACGAACATGGTTGTCAAGGAGGCAATGAGGCTGTATCACAAATCAGCAGATTACTTAGGGACACAGGCGATTTTCTCAGACATGTACCAGTCCCCGAATTTAAGGACAGGACAAGAAAGGTTTAATCTTTATCATGATATTAAACAGAAGCTCATGGCTCAGGGCGTACCAGCTCATGAGATTGAAATAATATCAGATCAAAAGGGGACGAAGCTGGAAGGTATTTTCCAGAAAGTGCGTAGCGGAGAATTAAGGTTTATAATGGGGAGTACTCCCAGGTTAGGCACCGGGGTAAATATTCAGGACCTTCTTAAAGCTGCTCATCATATTGATGCACCAGATATGCCGATGAAGTTTGAACAGCGCAATGGCAGGATTATACGACAGGGGAATAGCCATTCACAGTTAGGACTTCCGGTTGAAGTGCTGACATACGGAGTTGAAAAGACACTGGACGCAACAGCCTACCAGAGACTAGCCATTAAGCAGAAGTTCATCAATCAGATGATGAAGGCCGAAGGATTAGACAGGGAGATGAACGATGATTCGGACAATAACCAGACTGATCAGTCATTCGATGCAATGATGAGCCAGTTATCAGGCAGTCAGTTCGCTATCCTTTGGCAACAGAAGTCCTTTGATTTACGAAAGCTAAAGACAGCCAAACTCAACCATGAACGAAGTCTTATTGAGGCAAAGAGCAACCTGAAGAATGCGAAGCAGTCAGTGGTTACATACACCAGGATACTTGAAGAGGTAAAGCATTCCATAGGGCTATTTGCTAAGGACTTCCCTAAGAATGAAGTAACCAGTGTAACAGTGGGAGGCACGAAAGCAGAAGGCAAAGAGGCTATGATCAAGAGGCTTGATGTGGAAATGCTGAAATACATTGCTTACAAGAAGAGTACAACGGACAATGCTAATCCTTTAATGATTAAGGTCAATGGGTATGCAGCCCCGATAAGAGTTACTTACAATATCGGACCGGACAAGTTTTTCTATGACCATTCACCAGAAGGCTCAACGTCCCGGAGTACAGATATTTCAGGCTCATTCACCACAGGGGGAGGGTTCCTGACATCCTTTACGAATCAGTTAAAAATATATCCTGAAAAGGTTGAGTATTTTCAAGAATACTTGAAGCGGAACGAGGCTAACATACCTGAGTTTGAAGAATTTCTCACCAAGCCATTCGATAAACAGGCCAAGCTGGACGAAACTGCCAAAGAGGTTGCAGAACTAGAGGTTAAGATGCAGGGTGAGAACCAGGCAGCGAGCAAGGACCTAGAGAATGTGAAAGGGGGAAGCCTCAAAGACCTGGAGAATGAACTTAGCGACCTAGAAGATAACGGACCAGAGGAAGATCCTGACGATCCAGGGGTACACCTTCGTATTGCCACTGACAGCCCTTCTCTTGGAGCAGAGATTGAGGACATAAAGCGCAGGATTAGAAATACCGTACAGGCCAGGGATGCTAAGAAGAACGAGCTAGCCAGGAGATTAGCCAGCCAGAGCAGCCTTGATCTATTCGGGACACCAGAGCCAGTAGTTAAACAGGCTTCAATGTTTGATATCCCTCAGGATGGTTCCATTGAGAACATAAAAAGGGTTCTGCAGGACTATGATAATACTCTTGCCGGGATGAATGACATGCTCAAAAAGATGGAGCAAACAGCCACAACAGCCGAGAAAGAGAATCAGGGACAGAAATTACTATTCAATATTGGTGATGTACTGTTTTCCCCTACAACAGAAGTGCAGGCACAGCCAATTATTAATGAGGTTGACCCGGTTGCATGGTTGGAAGCAAAGAACAACGGACAGGAGAGCCAGAAGGAAAGGGAAATCAGGGGAAGGGTTGAATTGCTTGCCAACAGGCTAGGTATTAAGGTCAGTTTTGCACGTAACAGATCAGAGTTCCCGAGTGACGTTCAGGATTATCTTAAAAAGACAGCAGGAAACAAGCGGGTACCGGGCTTGTATGTTGATGAAACAGGTGAGATATGGATAAACCTTGCTGAAACAAAGAACTTCCAGGAGGCCCTGGTAACAGTTTTACATGAGGCAGTAGCGCACAAAGGATTAAGGACACTACTAGGAGAGACAGCACACAAGAAGCTGCTAAACGATGTGTATGACAGCATGGAACAGGAAGAAATATCCCGGATTGGTAAGGTTTACAGATCGAAAGACCCGGACCTGATTGCTGAAGAGTACCTGGCAGACATGGCAGAGAAGGATATCAACCCAACATTGCTTAATCGGGTAATATCCAAGATCAGGGAACTGTTACGCAATATCTTCAAGGTGGACTTTACCCCTAGCGATATTCATAGCTTACTCCGGGAAAGCAAAAAGAACCTTGAGAAGCAGGCAAAGCCCAAAGGTAAAGACTTCACAACAGCGGAAGACTACCTGGACGCCATGACTGTTTATGACAGGTCAATCAATCCGGTCCGGTCAGACATTTGGGGCAATTATGGCTCTGATATGACGAAGATTGCCGGTAAGGACATGCTTAATACGAAGAAACACCTTACCGCAGCACAGACTGTTAAGATAGCTGACCAGATGAAGGCAGAGGGCATAAACAATGCAGCCCTTGAGCTTGCAGTTTGGGACGTAACACCAGCATCAAAAGTATATGACATGCTCACTAAGGCCCTGGGAACTACTAAGGCAGCCTCACAATTCCTTAGCAGGGCTGGTATTGATGGAATCATATACGGTAGTTCTGATTATGTCTTATTCAAGGGAGGGACTGATGGACCAGGATCAGGGGTACATTCCAAGTTGGTAGATGAAGAAGGCCCATTGCAGACAGCTACCGATATTGCAGCTGAGAAGGAGACAAAGCGGAGCCTGCACGAGACATTACAGGGTATCCGGGAATATCTTCAGGATATGAACCTGCCAGTACGCTGGTTTGAGGAAACCATGTTAAAGAAGGGAGGCAAGCAGACCAATGATGCCAAATCATACCGAGACATAAGCCTGGCATTCGGAAGGCAGGAGAAGCTGTATAAGGACTTCTCTGAGCTAAAGATGAAGCCAGTACTGAAATCTGTTTCTAAGCTGATCAAGGCAGGATTCACAGGAGAGAATATACTACCATACCTTATTGCCAAACATGCCCTGGAACGTAACCCGTCATTCAGAGAAAGAGAGCTGACAGAATGGACTAACGATCAGACAGGGATACTTAACAAGTGGCTAGAGGATAATCCGAAGGCTTCTGCAGGCCAGATAAGGACAAAGACCAAGCAGTATGAAGAATCCAGGCAAGAACTGATTCAGGCTATTGAGAATAAAGACTATTCAGGGGTGATGCCATTGGCAGGGAAGGAAAGTAAATACACCAACCCGGAAGAGCTGGCTAAGGATATAGTAGAAGAGTTTGAAGGGCTGGCACCTAAAGAGCTTATAGATGATCTTTGGAGTAATATGAAAACTGCCACATCAAACATTCTTGATACCTGGGAAGTAGCCCAACGGATATCTCCTGAACAGAAACAGGAATACCTTGATAAGTTCAAGTACTTCGTGCCACTCAGAGGATGGAGAGAGGGAGCAGCTAAGGGCCTGGTTTACACAAAGGGTTCAGGTACTTCCAACTCACTCAAACATGCTGAGGGAAGGAAGTCTTTAGCCGACAATCCACTGGCATATGTCCTTAATACACAGTTTCAAGCCATAGGCGAACAGGTTGATAATGAGGTTAAGGGTTCAATGTTAAAGCTCCTGCTCAAGAACCTGGCGAATGACGACATACACGATATGGCTACCATTAAGAAGCTATACTATATCAGGATTGACCTGCCAGACGGGACTTATGAATATGAACCGACAATCGAAAGACCACCCCAGGCATTATGGGATGAAGGAAGGGTACAAACCAGAATATACAGGGAACACCAGAAATTAAGAGCCCCGATGAACGCTGACGAGCATGAGGTAACAGTCCGTAAACTCAATGGTGATATCGTTATGATCTTCAAAGGTAAATACCTGCCGGTTGCTCAGGCCTTGAATAAGCAGAATTACATGTACCATAGCATACTTGGTGGTATTGCGGATGCCAGGGATATGAATAAGGGATTGGCTTTTATAGGCCAGATAAACAACTTCATGAAGGCTACAATGACCAGCTGGAATGTAGTATTCCCATTCACTAACTTCATGAGGGATGCACCAGAAGCCACCTTGACCCAATGGATAAAGGGTAATTCCGGGACTAAGGTCCTTGTAAATTATAAAAAGTCCTTCCCAGCTATCATAAGGCACATACTAGGCAAGCCTAATATGAATAACGAAGAGGACCAGATGTTAGAAAGGTTTTATAATGCAGGAGCAGCTACCGGCTATTCACATAATAAGACCCCGGAAGAGATTGAAAAGGATCTGAACAGGGAGATCAGGAGAATGGTAAGCAGGGGTACACTGAAAGGTGAATCAAGGGAAGCAGTCTATAATGCTGCCCAGGCTATCACACATTGGAACCAGGTCTTTGAGGATGCTACAAGGTTTTCAGTGTTCATATCAGCAATACAAGAGGGTAAGTCAGACGAGGACGCAGCTTATGATGCGAAGGAAGCCTCTGTAAACTTCAACAGGAAAGGCAAAGGAAGCAAGGCCTGGGATTCACTCTATGCCTTCTTCAATGTAGCCTTGCAGTCCTTACAGAAGAACTCCAAACTGGCGAAGGATGCGCCGGCCAGGTTTACTACCGTTGCAGTCTCTTTCATGGTAGCGGGATTCCTTGAGGCCCTCATGAACTCTGCAACTGACGGTGACGATGATGATGAAAAATACCAGAACATCAATCCATACATGCGCCAGAACTACCTGGTTATCCCAAACCTCTTGAAGTATTTTAACAGCGGAGACAAGGGGGGTAAGTACATAAGCATACCACTGCCCCACTTTTGGAGAGGCTTTAAGAGTGTAGGTTCGATAGTATTTGATATCTCACAGGGCAAAATGACAGCTAAAGACGGGATGAAGGCAGGGCTTGTTAACTTCGTTTCATCCCTCACACCTATTGACCTGGGAGGATTCTTTCAGGAAGGTGAATTTAGCCTGGCTCCGATTATGCCAACAGTCATTAAACCATTCATGGAGAATGCATCAAACCGTAACTATATGGGCTTTAAGATTGCAAAAGAGCCATTCACCAAAGATCAGGAGGCCTCACTAGCCAGCTCTGGACTAGGCAAGGATAATGTAAACCCCGCGATAAAGTTCTTTACCGATCTGATATTCCCCGGTGACACTCAATATAAGTTCTACACTGACAAGAATGGTAACGAGAAAGATATCCCCTGGATACGTGACTGGAACCCATCATACATTGAACATATCTTCCAGGGCTACACCGGAGGCACCGGGACTATGGCATCTGACTTGCTTACCACCCTATCACAATGGATGAACCCGAATAAAGCAATCGATTTTAAGAACGTGCCATTTGTGAATAAGTTCATCCGGGAGACACCACCGGCAAAATGGAATATCATTTCTGAATATTATGATCTGAAAGAGACGTCCGACAAGCATAAAAAGCTGGTTGGAGCATACGGAAAGAGGGCAGAGCTAGGCCAGGGAAGCGATCAGGTACAGAGAACAGAGAGCAATAGCTACTATGCAGAGTACCAGGAGATAGTTAATAGTTACGACAAGGACATCAAAGAGCTATCCAAAGAGATTGATTTTAGTGATACAGAAGGCAGTAACCAGGTCCTTGACCTCATGAAACAGTGTAATGAGCAGATTAAAGCATTAAACATAAAGCACAATAAATAACTACCTATGAGAATAGTAACTAGTAAGCAGGACTTACGAAAGTCCACCAATACCAGCCTGGGGATGCGTAAGCAGACCATTCTGAAACTTGTCAAAGATGTGACAATGGAAGATACCCGGCAAAACATGGACCTACTTGAAGAGTGCCGAAGGCATTGGGAGAGCATGAGAGACTTCCGTAAGCGGAGGCTTCGTAACCGAAAGTACTACCGGGGGGACCAGTGGAGTGACGAGATTAAAGACCCGGATGGTGACGGATACATCACCGAGGAGCAATACCTGAAGAACCAGGGGAAAGTACCATTGAAGCAAAACCAGGTCAGACAGCTAGTTAAAAACCTTATTGGACAATACCGGTCTAATCCTTCTCAGTCAGTTGTTATCGCCAGGTCCAGGGAAAATGCCGGGATATCTGAGATGTTAAGCAATGCCCTTCAGGCAGGGCACCAGATAAACATGACAAAGGAGCTTGATGCAAGGGAATTTGAAGAGTTTGCTATATCAGGAGCCTTGATGCAGAAGGTAGGCTACAAGTACTGGAAGGAGCGCAACCTAGAGGACTTGTATATTGAGAACGTGAACGTCAATAGAATGTTTTTCAATGCTGATGTGTCAGATATAAGGCTCCATGACCTTCGATTAATCGGTGAGATCATTGATACTACTGTCAATGACATTGTAAGCACGTTCGCCAAGAGTACACAGGATGAAAAAAGAATCCGGGACCTATATTCCAGCCTGGTAACAAAGGATTTTCTTTCAGACAGGGGCCTGGATTCCAGCAGAATTGACAATATGGACTTCTTTAATCCCAGGGACCCGAACAAGGCAAGGCTTTATGAGATATGGAAGCTCCAGGGAGAGTGGCGCATCTATGCACATGACCCTATGGACGGGAGTTACGCAATTGTCTCATGTACCATGAAGCAGATTGCAGAACAAAACTCTGAGAGGCTAAGGGTAGGACTAGAGCAGGGCATACCTGAGGAAGAAATACCCCTGATAGAGGCCGAAGAGAAGTTTGAACAATTCTGGTACGTTAAGTTTCTTACTCCTTATGGGTACACCCTGTTTGAAGGGGAAACACCCTACAAGCATGAGGAACACCCTTACGCCATAACCTTATACCCTCTTCTTGATGGTGAGGTTTGGGGATTCGTGGAGGATATCATTGACCAGCAGAGGTACATAAACAGACTGGTCATTATGATGGATTTCATTATGAGTGCATCCGCAAAAGGTGTGCTTATGATACCGGAAGATTGTATCCCGGATGGTATGACGGAGGCTGACTTTGCTAGGGAATGGACCCGGTTCAATGGGATTATTACTTACGTCCCTAGCAAGAACCATACGCAGATGCCACAACAGATAAGTGCCAACAGCACAAACATAGGTATCAATGAAATGCTTGCCCTGCAGATGCAGCTTATGCAGGAGATTTCCGGGATACATGGAGCTGTCCAGGGTAAGACTGCCGGTTCCGGTACTCCTTCATCCTTGTACGCACAGGAGGCACAGAACGCAACCATGAACACCCTTGACTACATGCAGACGTTCCAGCACTTCAGACAGAAGCGAGACACGAAAGCATTGAAGGTTATTGTTCAGTACTACAAAGAGCCCAGGTATTTGGCTATCAATGGCAGGTCTGTCAATCAGGATTCTAAACTATACGATCCAAAACTGGTACAGAATATTGACTTTGATCTGGCAGTAACACAGGGGACTGATACGCCGGTTTACCGTCAGCTAATTGATGAAACTCTTATGAAGTTGTTAGAAGGCCAGATGATTGACCTTGAAATGTTCCTGGAACAAACCTCCTTACCGTTTGCTGATAAGCTCCTGGGAGCAGTTAAACAGCGTAAGGAGCAAATGGCTCAGGGAATGCCCGGACAGATACCGGAAGAAGTAATGACACAGGCACAGCAGGGGGCTAATCCTAAGGCAATGGCTATGGCACAGCAGGCAATAGGAATACCACAAAAGCAAGCAGCATAAGGATATAGTTTTTTTTCATAGGTTAGGTTTAGGTTTGACCCCCGGTACGAGTTGGAGGGGTTTTTTGTTTATGATATATGCTAATCTAATAAATGTTTGTAGATTTGATTATAATTTACTGATTATGACCCCTAACAAGCCAACACCAAAATTCCCCTCTAAAAATCAACTCTACTTCGGTGATAATCTTGATATTCTAAAACAGTTATACAGAGAGCATCCTCAAGGATTCATTGACCTGATTTATATAGACCCACCTTTTAACTCAAAACGGAATTATAATGTACTGTTTGAAAGTGTTGACTTAACTGATTCAACTGCACAGAAAGAGGCTTTTGCTGATACCTGGTCGAATGTTTCCTATATGGACACTTTGAATGAGCTTTCAGATTTAGACATAAGCCTTTATAACTTCCTCAAGAATCTTGATAATACTAATATCTCAAAAGGTGCAATATCATACTTGGTTACAATGGCTATAAGGTTATGGTATATGCACAGATTATTAAAAAATACTGGAAGTTTTTATTTGCATTGTGATCCAACAATGAGCCATTACTTAAAGATATTATGTGACCTAATATTTGGGGAAAAGAATTTTAGGAATGAGATAATTTGGAAAAGAACAAGTGCCCATAGTGATGCTAAAGGTTTTGGTAATGCACATGATGTGATTTTATATTATACCGCAACTGACAAAAATAAATGGGTACAGACTTATCAACCTTATACGAAAGATTATACTGATACATATTATCGCTATAAAGATTCAGATGGGAGAAGATGGATGTCGGATAACTTGAGCGCAAAAGGCTTATCGGGAGGTGGATATAATTATAAGTGGAAAGGGATAAATGGGCTTTGGAGATGTCCTGAGACAACTATGATAGAATTAGATAATCAAGGGAAGATTTATTATACTAAAAATAATATACCGAGACGTAAAAGATATTTAGATGAATCAAAAGGGTTACCTACTCAAGATATTTGGGACAATATTGAGCCTTTACGTTCTTGGCATAATGAAAAAATGGGGTATCCTACTCAAAAACCCGAAGCCTTGTTAGAACAAATACTAACAGCAAGCTCAAACGAAAGCGATGTTATTGCAGACTTTTTCTGTGGTTGTGGGACAGCAGTTACTGTCGCTGAAAAATTAAAACGCAAATGGATTGGTGTTGATATTTCTCATCTCGCCGTAAAACTTATAACAAAGCGATTGGTTGATTGCTATGGCGATGAAATAATGAAGACCTTAGAAATTCATGGCTTCCCGAAAGATATAGATTCAGCCAGGGAACTTGCAAATAATGTTAAGGGTGGAAGATTAGAATTTGAGGATTGGATTATTGAAGTTCTATTACATGGCATAACTAACGAACGCCGGAACGAAATGGGTTATGATGGTTATAGAACCTTCACGATATATGATAAAAAGTACATTGTTATGATGGAGGTTAAAAGTGGTAATGCTTCACCTACACAACTAAACCATTTCATCATGACTGTTAATGATAAGAAGGGAGCTATGGGTATCTTTATTTGTTTTAAAGATTACATAACAAGGAATATGCAGGTAATTGCTAAGAAGGAAGGACAGTTTACGGATGATTATAATAATGCTCATTGCGATAAGATTCAAGTTATATCAGTGGAGGATTTACTTGAGGGTAAACGTCCGTTAATTCCACAATCAAAGTTTGAAACTTTTAAGAAGGCTGAGAAGAAGTCAACTGATACAGATACACAGATAAAAATTGATTTATAATTATAGATAATCTTAAAATTATGAAGCGATTTATTTTTTTATTTATCATTCTTCTACTTCATTTCAGTTGTAGTCAAGATAATATGCTTATACGGAAAGCTGAAAAATTCCTACTAACTCAATTAAATGATCCTGATTCATATAAAAGAGAATCTTTTATCATTACTGAAATTGTTACTGAAAGTGACATACCAATAAAACTAAGAGAACGTAGCATTCAATCCACTGAAAAAATTATTGACTTAATAAATGTTGCCTTAAGTAATGCAGAGTCTGCTGAGAAAAAAGATGTCAACATTGAAAAAGAAATAGTAAGATACAAAACTCAGATAGACAGTTTTAATATTATAAAAAAATCCGAATTGGCTGTGATTGATTCTTTAAAACGGTTTAAGACTAATAACAGTACAAAATTTTGTGTTTATTTTTTAGCAACATATAGATCTAAGAATGGTTATGGTGGATATCTCAGGCAAGTAACCAAGATAAGGTATTTCTATAATTCAAATAAATTTGAAATACCAGATGAGAACGAAATTGTTGGTTACTAATTTGATTAAAAAGTATCTTAAGCAGTCCACAACCTGGTCTCCCTGAATGAATGATCTTGCCTAAAGTAAGTCATTAAGATTTCATCTTCAGTAAGACAAAGCGGGTTAAAAAAAGCGGCATCTCCTGATTGAAAGTCTTGTTGTGTTGCTATCAGGTCAATGTTTGTGAAGGGAGAAAATGACAATTTAATAATGCATAGTATTTCCTCGCTTCTTATTTATTTTGTTCAGATTCAATTGAAATAATATTTAATCTATTAAAAACTATAGATTTTTGATCAAGTTTGTCGTATAAGAAAACATAGTCTTTCGAAACACCTAAAAATAAGATGCTATCAGAGCTATTTATTGATTCTCCTGAATTAATATTTATCGTAGTCTTGGGAACCCATGATGAGGATTTTAAAGTAAAAAATCCATTCAGGGTTCCCCAACCACACTGAATAAATAAAATAAATAATAAAGTTTCTGCTATAATACTAATTTTTTCAAAGTTAAAATCCAATGCTTTATTAACTTTTAAAAAATAAATTAAAGTGAATACTCCTGAAAAACACACAAACCAGATAGATAGAATTAGAAACAAAAAAAACAATTTACTTCTTGTAAAAATTAGGACCAATATAATAATGGCAAAGCAAATAGTTGAAACAATAAGTGCCCATCTAAATGAATTCAGATTTTTTTCGTCAATTTGACTATAAATTGTATTAGTAATATTTTCATCATTAACATGTGATTCTATTCTTGCCTTTGCTTTCTTTATTTTATTATAGTTTAATATTCCGAGTATTAATAAGGTAAGAGCTCCAATAATAAGTCCTGGTAAAACATCAAAAAAAGAAGTAATATAATCTTCAAGAGTAAAGTAACTTGAAATATCAATTCTAAATTGTATGTAATAAAGATAGCTACTTAAGTATCCAATTATTACAAATATCAAATAGAAAAATGTAAGATATCTAACAAGTATATCTAAAATTGAGGGTCTTCTACTTTTAGTTTCCATTACCCTTTTAAAATTAATAAAAAAAGCGGTATCTCCTGATTGAAAGTCTCGCTGCGTTCCTAAGTTGATGTCGAAAGTCAATGTCTCGTATGGAAGGAAATGCCGCAGAGTAAATTTCAGAATTTTAAGGATAAATTGCAAACAAAATCCAAATAATTAATTCAAGTCAGATAATATTTATTTTCAACGCAATTGCTTATATTTGATAATATGAATGATAAACTATGGCAGATATAGAATGCTCCAATTGTCATAAGTTAATACCTGACGATTCTCTATTCTGTTTGCATTGCGGATTTAAGATTATCTCTCAGAAAGAGGCTGAAGAAAAGCAAATTTCCTGCCCGAAATGCAGCAAGAGTATACCAGAGGCTGCTCACTTTTGTCCGCTTTGTGGATATCAATTAATTAAAGATAAAGTACTCATAAAGTGTCCTCACTGTAAAAACAAAATACCTGAAGATTCTAAAAGATGCCCCGATTGTGGGTATAAAATGGCCCCCGAGGTAATTGTTTATGAGGAAGATTTGAAGCAATGTTCTAACTGTAAAAGAAACATAACTAAAGCTTCACTGAAGTGCAGTTATTGTGGATTTGATTTTACACATAAGAATATTAATGACTTGCATATCATATGGTGTCCTAAATGCAAAGCAGACATAATAAGCTCTTCTGAGAAATGCCATAGTTGTGGATTCAGATTGAAGCCTGAGAGTGATGATGAGGATGAGGGAGTAGATGTAGTGGGTCTATTTGATAATATAGGCAACTGGTTAAAAATAGGCTTTGTTTTAGTTGCAATTGTAGTAGTTTTCAAGATCTGTAAACCGGCGTCAGATTCTAGAGAAACAACGCCTTCATATTCTAGATCTAATAGGAATGAAACAAATTATACTGGTAGGTATATTATAAATAGGGATGTCATTTTTGCTGGTACAAGTAAGGAAAATTTTGATATGATGATTAATTGTGCATCAAATAAGGATATGCAAGCTCTTGAATTAATGGTTCTTTCAGGCCAGATTAAGTATTTGCATAAAAATGATGTAGTCTACCTTGTTAAAAGCAGGTTGAGTTATTGTATTGTAAGACCAGAAGGATCAACAGAAGAACTATATGTGAACACGGAATCTATTACGCCACAATAACTTTCATTTTTAGAATAATTCAGATTTAAAACAATTTAATATTGACATTAAATTAAGCTCACCCTAATATTAAAAATTGTGATATATAATTATTTTAAGAAAAATAAATTTGTAAAACTATGGAAATAGAATCTTTTAGCACCATTTATTTAATCACTTCAATAATTTCAGGAATAATTGGACTAATAATCCTGATATGTTTTATTTATCTATGTATTAACGTTTCAAGAATAAGAAAATCTTTCTATTTGTTGTCCATGCTGTTCCTTAGCAGAGATGAGAAAACATGGAAATGTCCACTCTGCCGTACAGAGGGAATTCCAAATGCTACGCACAGTTGTCCTAAATGTAATTATTTAATTAATGAACTTTATGTGAAACTACGGAGCGAATAGAATAATTTTAAAAAAAAGCGACACCCCTTGATTGAATTGTCTCGCTGCATTTCCTCGTGCTTAAGGAAAGGGGTGTCGCTAATATTTTAATTCAAATTTAAAACGTCCCGGGGCCAGAAAAATAGATTTGTTAAGAAATTTTTAATCTAAACAAGATATTCTTCGTAAGAGCAGAGGTCCCTGATCTAACATGTCTAACTGTGTGATGTATCAAAAGAGGAAGGGAATATTCCTTAGTAAACTTTGGAAATTATTTGATATATTGCATTTAAACTTAAACACAGTGCAAATAAATAAGATTATCCAATGAAAATCACAAAAGTAAAGATCAAAAATACTGTCTTCGATATCTTTTTTTTGTTATCAGCCTTATGCGCGATAGTTGGCCTGGTCTTCTTAATCGTACCACTATTTATGAAGGATTACTATCATTTCGACAAATCTCGAATCTCTCATTACAATGAAACTACTATTAAATTAAAATCGATACTTAATGTGAGGCATCTAACACAAGACAGTATAGTGACGGAAATAAATAACATCTTAAGTTTTTCAGAACTAAAAGAATATGGTGATTTTGTTAAAAGAGCTATCAAAGGGAAAAATGAAGGGTACATATATTTGGATAATAATTTAGATACTGTAAATATTAGCCCTTCAACACGTAAGATATTGATTGAAAATTTTAACAAGCCTTTCTCATCCTCGGAATCTCTTAATTACGAAATCTTATTAAAGTTTAAAGGTGAAAATCTTAAAGAAATCGAAAAGCATGGTACAAATATATTTTATAAATCTGCTAATACATATTTTTATTTGGATAGCTTAGGTCTTAAACCAATATCGAATGCCCTTTCTGATTCAATTCTAATTGTAAATAAAGGAAAGTATCTTGATAAAGATGAATTGAAATTTAATCTTCTTCAAAAAATACCCAGGAGCACTTATAGTTATTATGGGATTATATTAGATAACTTTATTTCAGAAACATCTTCTACCAAAGAATTTTTTTATAATTATGGTCCATGGTTGTTTTTTCCAGGTACTTTTATCATATTATTATTAATGCTAATAAGCGGAAACAAGAAACCAAATAGTAATAAGGAAACTGAGAAAGATATTGAAGAGGCAAAAGAGCAATTAAAAAATGAACCAAATAAAATAAAGCCTTCGTGGGATGTAGCATATCTCACTCTACAGCAATATTTTGAAAAAAACCTTGAACATATTAATTCAATTTATCAACTAAGTATTAGAGTAATGATAGTTGGCTTTTTGATTATAGGTTTGGGAATTTTACTATCGTTCATTGGGAGCAATAAAAACATTTCAATTATTGCAATTTCATGTGGCGTATTAACAGAGTTTATTGGAACGACGTTTCTCTTTATATTTAGATCTACAGTTAAACAAGCATTAAAATATACTCATACCTTAGAAAAGATTAACAACGTTGGGATGTCCATGAAAATATTGGATACAATAGACAGTGAGGATATTGATAAAGGAGAACTTGTAAAGGCAAAAATCGAAATTGCTAAGTTGCTAATTGAAAACAGTAAAGTGAACTAAAAAAAATATTTCTACTTAAACATAATTAACAATTCTGTAGTTATTTAGGGAACGTTTATTATAACATTTTAAAACCTAATTTATCTTGAAGTTTATATTATTAGACCCTTTATTTGTTTTGAAGTGAATAAAGAAGCGGCATCCCCTGGTTGGAATAGAAATGTCTCGCAATGATTCTACTCGTTAAAGTAGTTTGAATTAAATTCCGCTGATATCAAAGGTCAGAATTATTTCGTAACTTTCAAAATAGATTTAATTAACCATTATAAAATGAACCTTATGGAAACCTCAAAAATTAAAGATGACTTTCGATTTAAGTTTGCAGTAAGTTACTCTGTTATTGCTATAATGCTAATTATAGGTTTACTTATTATCTTTATCTTCGATGGTATAATTGGTTGGACATATTATCTCTGGTGTTTGGCATTTACTCTACTCGGATTTTGCTTATTAATTCTAAAGGTTTGCATCAATCACATTAAGAAAGTTACGAATTTAGCTCTTACAGATAATGAGGAATTAGAAAATAAAAAAATCCGATTGAGGTATTTCAGATTTTATCCTTTCTTGATTATTGTAATGGCTATATTTTCTGCAATTATTTCTATTACTCATTTTGCTAAATTGGAAGGAATTCAACCCTTGGTGGCATCTGCTCTTTTATCATTTTTCTTAGGTTTCTTTATTGACAGTATTCCAAATGTAATCGAAAAGGTGGGTAAAGCATTATCTAATTAAGATCCTTAGTGGATTAGTCATAAATAATTCAATAAATCAAGATAGTAGGTACTCGCTTGGCTGATTTCAAACAATTTAAGAAACGGCATCTCCTGATTGAAAGTCTCGCTGCGTTTTGTCAAGTCAAGTCAATTGGAAGGAAATGCCGCATATCAAATGTCGGAAATTATGTGATACGACGCAAATAAAAGATGAAATTAAAACTGGAGTAAGTACTGTAAAGATAATAATTCTCCATGATATTCCAGAGGCATGATCGGCACGTTCGGGAATTGTTCTATTGCCGGGGTCAGCTCCGGGAAGTTATCAGCTATCTGATTGAAATACTCCTTGTCCTGGGTCCAGATGATATACAAAACCTCTACCATCCGGGGTAAATACTGAGCTTGTGTCATGTTGTTATCAAACAATTCATGGCAGTCATGATGGGCCAGCCCGGTGTTGAGCTTCAAAATGTGCAAGTTACCCCTGGTGTATGATCGTCTGATCAGGTGTGCAAGCTGTCCACCCTTAACACGGTGGTTACAGAAGATACATAAGGGCCAATTATGCTTGTACCAGCTCTTAATCTTCGCAAGCTCCTGGTTAATCTGGTTTTGATTCATATCTCTTTTTCAAATTTAAGCTCATTAACAAATACCTCATTTGGCATTGGGATAACGATATGATGTTCAAGCTCACCATCAATACGCACACGCATAACAAAATCCCAAAAAACTTTATCATCTTGGTTAGCTGTTGACTTAACTCCCATTACCCATTCATACATGTTTGTCTTAGGATTGTATTCAATGTCGTAATTGAAATTAAATAACAACTTATAACCGTCATGGCATTTCTCCTGGGAATCTCCTGTTGCGTCTGATATATATTTCAGAACGATTCCCCAATAATATGCGTTTGATTCCAGAGACCGTAAAGGGTAAATATCCTGATCTGCTACCTTTTTTGGAAGCCTGGACTTCATAAGATATTCACAGTAGTCAAGGAGTTGTTTCTTATTTCTAAGTACTCGGAAGTTCATTTCGATTTAACATACTTTGGTATCACTCCATTATACTTTTCTAGGTGGTGCTGCTCCTCTGTTCCGGTTGAACCATCCAGGAAATCCAGTACATAGAAGATAGTCTTATTAACAGTTTTGAGCTGGAAGATCTCATTTACTAAACCGATTTTCCCTGTATGCCGGGACCCGGTATATGCTACCTTCACTGCTTCCTTTGTTTTGAACTTGTTATCCATGCTCAAAAAGGTAAGTCAGAAAGCTCATCATTCTGAGGCCCCTGGTTATCTGTCATTCGGGTCGCTGATGCTGGCAGGTTGTCCGTCAAGGGGTTTGCAGGTGCAGTCTTTGTAACTGGACTCAGGAACAAAAATTCAGATACAATAATCTCAGTGACATAATGCCTTTGACTATCCTTCTCATAGTTCCTGGTGCGCAACTTGCCTTCAACTGCCAGCTTACTACCTTTCTTTACATATTTCTCAACCAGCTTTGCAGATTCACCCCATGCTACAAGGTTGTGCCATTCGGTATGCTCTACCTTCTTGCCTTCTTTATCTTTGTAAGGCTCACTGGTTGCAAGTGCAAAATTGGCTACAACTGAGCCACTAGGCAGGTATGTTACTTCCGGGTCCTTGCCTACATTTCCGATTAAAGTTACTGAGTTCTTTAGTGACATAGATTATTTATTAAATGGTTAATTATTAGTCAGGTAGTTTTACTTTGTCCGGGTTTTTAGCTTTCCAGCTATGGAATTCTCTCATCCTGATTGCCACTCCCTTTATGTGTTCATCGGGACAATGGTTTGTCAGACATGCGAAGCCATAACTTCTAATAATATCAGCAGCCAGGAGGTCTTTTGCAGTCAGAACGAATATCGGAATCCCGGCCTTTTCTGCATCCTCAATGATCTTTTTATCCTTCGGTGTCATTTATAGCCTCCTTCCTGAGCTTTTCCTGATTGAACTCCTCTTGGATCTGACTGTTTTTACAGACGATATCAATTGCATCTGAAATTATCTGCATGTGGCTTCTTTTGGCAAATATCCCAGCTTTAACAAGCATGTTGATCTCTGATTTATTCAGCTCATTAATTCCTCCGGTCTTGTCTCTGAGAATATAATAAGTGCGTTTGTCTCCGGCGTTTTTGATTCTTCCTCTTTTCAAAGCTCTCTTGATTCGCCTATTGTCGGTCTGAACATTCCAGAATGAGACCAAGTACGACCACCATTCATAGTAGTCTTTCGCTATCTTATTCCTGAAGTCGCTGAAAATGTTTCTCTTTCGCATAATTTTTATTTTTTTGTTTTAAAAAAATGTTTTCTTACTTTCTCTCTTACTATATCTTCCACAATGTAGCGCACCAGTGGTCCATTAACTCCGGGACTTGGGTAAACAATCCCCTCACTCTGTAAGGCTATTAGTGCCTGGTCTGTAAGTGGTCCGAACTTGTGAAAGAGTATTACCCTTGATGTGAAGGGGAATTTGGTTTTACTGTTTTGTTCTTCCAGGAATGCCTGGATTAAGGCCTTAGTCTCTTCCATTACTTTTTACAGGTTTTAGGCTCATCAATGGCACAGAAACACCGTTTACCAGCGAATTTCAGTACTGTTTCTTCAACTTCCTGGATGAACTGCTTCATTTCCTCCGGTGTGAATAAATAGAACGCAATTCTGAACTCAGTGCTTTTTATTTCAGGCATTGAAGTTTCTATAATCACCTGCTTGTCAATAATGTTATTTGCAAGGGGTTCAGCTAATTTGTTGTTGAATACCCATTTTAAATAATCAGGGTTCTCTTTATAATGTTCCTTATACTCATCCCTCACGAGGTATGAGGTTGTGAATAATACTTTATCGCTTGGTTTAATCTCAATCTTTTGCATAGCTTTAATTTTATATACTTGCTTCCGAAATTATTTTCTTTCCTGTCGTTCCTGTTGATTTTACTATGAGCTTTGGCATAGCCATATACTGGAAGCATATCCATAGCCCTATTGCAGTAACCATCACCAGGTCGTCCTTACAGCCCTCCACAGCTCCATAACTGCCATTGGGCTTAATCTCATAGGTGTCCATTTCATCACATGCCCTGAGATCCCTTTCGTAATACTCTTCGTCCCTCATTGATCCGTTCAGCAGGTCAATGACCATCGGTTTAGTTGACTTATTGGTTTGGAAGCCATACTTAACAGGCAGGTTTAATCTTACCTTCTCCGGGTCCGTTCTCCCGTATATGTTAGGGTAATACTTGACAATCTCATCCAGTACTGTCAGGAAGTGATTCCCTTCCGATTCCTCTGTGTCAAGCGAGTTCGATTCAACTGTCAGCAGGGCATTGTTGTAGAACTTTGCTATCTGTGCAGCCTTCCATGAAACCAGGTCCTGATCAAGGTGGCCTCTCCATGTGGCAACTACCTCAGGCTTTCCTCCCTCCATCATCCAGTACCGGTCAAAGACTTTGATTACTGACCAGTCAGCTCCTGCTGTTCTTCCTCCGATATCCACAGTGACCTCATACCTGGATGATACCTCCATAGTCTTATCTGGCACGTCCCACACCAACATCAGCCCCTTGTCGTCCTGCTGAAACTCTAGGTTTTCAAAGGCTTCTTTCCCTTTCTGTGACTTAGCGAACATATCGCCATAGAACTGAGGAGGCCTGCAGTTCTTACGTGCCTTCTCTACATAAGACTGAGCGAACACCCTTCTCCCGGTTGACTGGAATGCCTCTAGTGCAGTGGATGGGAACTCTGACTTCATACGCCAGTCGTCATAGTTCATGCCTAGCTTGTGCTTGAAGTACCAGTTTATGCCTTCTAGTGTGGCTCCCAGGTTCCAGAGGGTCATGGCATAATCATTCTCCCGCATCCATTGTATGAACTTAGATAGGTCTGTGATATGCTTCTGGTACATTTCAATCTCAAACCAGGGGACAAAGATTGGGTCATACGAACTTCTACCCTCCACTGCTGCCTGCCATTCCCGGTGAAAGAAGTTCCCTACCCCTTTGGCTGTTGATTCTAGTACTTCCAATGAATATGGCACGTCAGGGATACCAGCCCGGATACCCTGTACCAGGTCCTCTGCTGATTTCTGAGGGGTGGACTTCCATAGTCCTGCCTCTGACATGTGGACCATAGCGAAGTCGAATGACCGTAAGCTATCAGGCTTCTCAGCTGACCCGATACCTATAATACAGTCCCTCCCCTCAATGATCTTGTTTTTGCTGGACCCTTCAAATGGCAGGAATTTAACCTTTCCTATTGAAGTCGGATATTCCTTTGCAAGCCTTGAGTATGTGCTTCGTATATTCCTGGTCTGGTTCTCTACCTGGGCTACAATGGCTGAGTGCCAGTTCTTTTTATGAATCAGCTGTATCCATGCCATGTAAACCTGTACCAGGGTGGAACCTCCCCATTGACGAGCCTTCAGAATAATAGCCCTTATAGGTACATCAGCCAGGCGCATTTTTTCTAACCTGGCAAGTACCCTTCTCTGTGGTCTATTCAACATGAAGGGAATTATGAGCTTGGTTCTCTTATCCTGAATCTTGACAGTTGTATAGGCCCAAAACTCAAAGTCATACTTAAACCTGAGTGTCGTAAAGAGTACCAGAAAATCATCAACTGTTAATTGGGCAACACCATTAAGAAGGGATTCAACACTCCCTTCGTTTACAAGAAGATCAATGAACTCCTTGTTTTCATCATACATAATGGTAGGAATAGAATAATCCCATCTTTCACCCTTAGCGAAGTAGTGTATTTTGGTCCTCTCAATAGGGGAGCCCTCTCCGGTAATGGGATTATAAGGACAAAACAATACAGATCGTCTCTGTTTGTTCGTCTCAATGATGGTGTTTATGTCTATCCTGGAATCCACTAGTCTTTTGGATTTTCCTTTATCATCGTATTACACACCCTCCTTACATGGTCAGTGCTCCAACCTTCTTCTTCGGCTATCCTGTCGTAATAAAGTGTATTAGAGGTTTTTAAAGCTCTCTTAATGTCATTAGTCAAATCATCACCTTTTAGTTTAAGGAACCTGTGGTACAACTTTAAGTGCCTCTTCCTGGTTTGTGTTAATTTTTTGTTCGTCATAATAATACTGTGTATATCGTGTAAATCTACGGTTAATACGCCATATAAATGGACTATTAAACCTATAAGTTATCAACGGAATACATAGATTTGAACACGATGATTGCAGCGTAATAGCAGTAATAATTAACATTTTAATCAAATGGAAGAAGAGACTAAAAAAAATATCGATACCCCTGAGACTGATCCGGTAGTCGAAACACCGATGCCAGCAGAAGAAGTCGCAGGAGAAGCAACACCCCCGGCTAAACATAAGTACGCTGATCGCCTTGCTAAGGCATACCCTGGCAGGGAATTTAAGACAGACGAAGAATATGAAGCAGGCCATGAGGAGCATGTTAAGGACCTGGAAGGGTACAGGGAAAAGGGCCAGCTCTCTAATCAGAAACTCATAGCCCTATTTGAAAGGGAGCCTTGGCAGGTGAGGTGGTCAGGGATTGCATCAACGGTGCGACATTCCGGGAAGCTCTTGCAAGGCATCTAGATCCTGCTGACCTGGTAGCCATTGAAGGAGACCCGGACTATGCAGGCTGGGCTAAGAACAAGGCCGAGTTTGAGGATAAATCAGCAAAACGCAAACAGCTTGAGGATGAACGTTCCAAGAACATAGGCCTTTCAGAGCAGGCTGTCACAGCCTTTGTCGAAAAGAAGGGAATGGATGAAGCCCAGGCTGAAGAGTTCTTCCAGAAGTTTGACAGTATGCTAGAAGATATCAATAACGGTAAGATCACAGAAGATCACCTGGAAGCCATAATGAAGGCTTTTAGCTATGACGGTGACGTGGTTGCTGCCACCGAACAGGGCAAGATAGCAGGACGCAATGAGAAGATTGTCGCAACGAAACAGGCTGCCCCTGCTGTTGGTGACGGACTGCCAAGACCTAACAGATCAGCTCAGGAACCTGAAGTAGTTAAACCAGCACCCAATTACATGGATGATATGGTAGCTAAAACAAAGAAAAGGGACGTATTCTCTTAATAGACAACTATTTATTAATAATCACTAATTATAAACAATCCACAAAAACAGAAATTTAAAATGAGAAAGTACAATATTTTTAACATTGGGGCATATCTCTTCGGGATACTGTTCTTAGTAACAGTCTCGATGGTATTCTCCGGGCTTACTGCCCTTGCTGCCGGTGCCACTTATGCGGTTGGTGCTGTTGTTGCTGACGGTCCTGTAACTGTCGGTGGTGTAAAAGCAGGGTCCCCGGATCTTGATAAGAATTACATCAGTAAGAAGGTAACAGAAATGAGGCCTTCCGCTACACCTCTTGACACCATAATGCGATCTATAACTAACGGGGTTGACATTAAATCCTTTGTGTCGGATTACTACGCAGTTGATTCCAGGCCAATTACTGACACTGTTCATGAAGCCTACACTCATGCAGGAGACGGAAATACCACAACTGACCTTGCAGTTCATAATATAAGTTCATGGAGTGCTGATGATACAGTCTTGATATCTGGTGTTACCGGAGCTGACAGCAAAGACCTGGCCTGCTTCATTATATCAAAGAGTGTTGGCGATGGCACAATTAAAATACAGCCTCTTAATGGACCTCTTGGCAGTGGCGTAAACGCAGGTAATATGATTATTGGCGTAACTATCCCTGTAAATACGAAACTAGTCAGGATGGGTTCTTGCAAGCATGAACTTGATGCACAGACTTCACCCTATGCTATCATCCCGGTTAAAGATTTCAACTTCATGCAGATATTCATGGCACAGGTTGAAGAATCTACCTTCCAGAAAATTCATGATAAAGAAGTTGACTGGTCATTCACTGACTATGAAGCTCAGAATATCTATGACATGAGACAGACTATGGAGCTTTCGTTCCTCTTCGGTGTCAGAGCTAAATTTATTGACCTGGTTGAAGCTAAAGAAAGATACTCTACCGGTGGAATAACCAGATTCATAACCAAGTCTCTTGAGTATGGTACTGGTGGTGCAGACAGGACCATTGACGATGCAACATTCGTTGACTGGACTAAATCAATCTTTACCGGCAATAGCGGTTCTGAGACCAGGATATTCTTCGGTGGTGACGCTCTTACAGCTCATATCTCCAAGATCAGCACAGTACAGAAGCAGATTGAAGCTAAGAAGGTTGAAGTGAAGTGGGGTATTAAGTGGAACCAGATTGAAACAAACTTCGGCATCCTGCTTTACAAACACCACTCCTTACTTGATCATGCAGGTTGGGGAGAGAAAGGTATCGTACTTGACATTAACCAGATTGAGAAGCATACCATGAAGCCAATGGCTACCCGTAAACTGAACCTGAAAGAATCAGGCCAGAGAAACGTGGATGCAGTTGTCCTGGAAGAAACAACCGGTGTTATCACCAGATACCCGGATACTCACGCAATCATAGGGCCAAAAGCCTAGTAACACATAAAAAGACGGGGTGCTAACCACACCCCTTTTTTTCTTCAAACCTAAAAATCTATTTAAAAACAGCATTATGATCACAAAAACTTATCAGGCACTACATTATCAGAGCTATGAAATGTATGTCATGTTTCAGGGGAAAAGGACATTAATCTCATTCAGAGGCGGAAGTTTAAGACCTCCTATCAATGGTAAATTCCAGACAACTGACCCGGTATTGCAGGATATTCTTGCAAAGGATTCCAGCAATGGTATTTCGTTCAAAGAAATAAGCTCATTCGATGATGAAGCAGAGCCGGTTATAGAAAAATCAGACATTAAAAAAGCTGAAGGCATCAACACTGTCCAGGGAGCCAGGGACTACCTGCTTGCCAAAATAGATGGATTGACGCAGGGATCACTTCCAAACAAAACAGCAGTAATGGCAATTGCTGAGAAATATAAAATAGCATTTCCAGACCTTAAATAATTCATTAACGTGGATAGATCAGGGTTAATAAATAAAGTTAAAATCAAGTTGGATGAGTACACCCCGGAAGGGGTGTCTCTTCCATTCGATGAGTATATCGGGCCGATGCTTGATGAGAGTGCCAGGGAGATACTGGAAAAGGGTCCTATGCACTTATTGACCCCCGCATTGATCCCCATTGTGTCAGGGGAAGTGACAACCATTCTTTATGACACAACCAACAACAAAGCATACATACCTGTACCTGCTAATTGGGTCAGGCTTCATGAGGTTAAATTCCCGCTATGGGAAAGATCAGTTAAAAAAGCAATATCAACCGACAATCCAGCTTATGCCATCCAGGAGTTAATACCTGGTGGTTATGGCAGACCTTCAGTAGTTATCAGAAGCACGTCTGTCAATGGTGGTGCGGTATCAAAATATTTAGAATGTAGCAAGGTAGTTGCTAGTGCAGTACCATCAACAGCAAGTTACATCAAGACTGCAAAGCCTGAGGAGTTATCAGACCTTCTTGCTGAAAGTCTTAGCTGGTTATGTGCTTCAAAGATATTACTTATCGGAGGGCAGGGAGACAAGGCCAAAATGGCTTATGAGCAATTTGCAAATTCATTATCACAAACATAGTACTAACAACTAAAATTATTCAAAATGTCAGGTAAAGATTTAATAGTAAAGAAATGGACCCCCAGGGTACTGCTTGAGTCCCTGAAATATGGCTTCCGGGCATGGATTGGAATATCAGGATCACAGCTCACTCTTAATGACGTGGTGTTCTCAAACATCAAGACCGTCAAGAAAACTATCGGAGCTCCAGGAGTAGCAGGATGTGACTTCAACTTCTCATCAGATGTAGAAGCTGATCGGGCTATTGATCTTGGTTCGATCATCCCGGCCCTTGCAAATGTTATGATGGCAAAAACACATACCCTTTCTGGATTTTCTTCAAAGTCAATAGCAATAGCAACAGTTTCATTAACTGATGATGTTGCAACAATTACAACAGCGACAAGTCATGGAATTACTTCAGAAACGGCTGATGTCAATCTTACAGGCATGGAAGAAGAGGACCTTAATGGTTCTTTTGAAGCTACAGTTATAAATCCGTCAACCTTCACTATACCTCTTGAGCATGACGACATATTAGAGGTGGAAGTTACAGAAGGAATGGTTACTCCTGTTCTCTCCCTTGTAGCATCGGTAGAAACGGGTGTGGAAGCTAGCACGGAGCCCCCTCCCATTGAAGAGATTGACACTATTAGAGTAATGCAGCCTGAAAGTATTCCGTCTGCATCTGCAAGCAATGTTTATTTCGTGTTTCAGTCAAACTTGTCATGGGCAAATGTCACAGCCGGGGAAGTAGCGGTTTTTGTGACTTATATCGAAGCAATTTAATCATTAATAACTCCGGTAATGGCAGCGATTTACGCAGGTAGTACACCTAAGTTTTTAATAAAGGTGAAGGATGAAGCAGGTATTATCCTGAATCCAACTGATACCAACCAGGTAACAGGGGTGCAGGTATTCATCTTCAATGCTATTACCGGAGTTGTTTTTGCTAGATTTTATTACGGGACTGAACCTAATCCCCTTACAGGATGGACGGTCATGGTCCATAAAGATATCAGCAGCACCGATATCAGGCTTCAACTAATCCTATCAGCAGCACAGACACAGGCTGCCGAGGGCAATGCCAATAAAATACAAGTCAATGTTTCGGTGCCAGATGCAGACGCACCAGCAGGGACCAGGGTAATAATCAAGACCGGAAAATTCAGCGAGATCCTCAAGGCCAAAACCTAAGTTCAATGGAAGAGGAGATAATACATATCTGGGAACATGCTCTTGGAGTATTCTATCCGGGTGATCTTGATGTTGAACTTATTCTTTCAGCTTCACCAGCCCTACTGGTTGAACAGCAAACAGGAGGCATAGGAATAGAAATTGAGAAAGAAGGCGATTCCAGTATTGTTTTTCTTGAAGAATCATCTACCGGAAATATTGAGTTTGTTATGGACAACAACCATAACATCGATATAACGATTGACGGAACAATAATCTACCATCCAACAAACACATATCTACCCCAGGTTAAGATATACTTGGAGAATCCCAATGACCTTATTGAAATTTACTTAGGCACTAAGAAGTTATCTGAATTATTATCCAAAGTCAATATAACCGGGGAGCAGATTCTCACTATACTTAAACAAGTGGATGGTGACGCATCTGGACTGGATGCCGACACTCTCGATGGTGAGCATAAAAGCTACTTCGCACCGATAAACAGCCCTAGCTTCCAGGGAAATGTTACTGTTGCAGGTACAGTATTAGCGACAAATCATAGGCTTTCTTCTGACAGAAGGCTCAAAACGAAAATAAAACCCATCCCTGGAACTCCGATTACAGTTGAATACAAGCAATTTGAGTTTATCTCAGAACCTGGAGTAATCAGATACGGTGTTATCGCACAGGAATTACAGGAAAAACACCCTGAGCTTGTCCATGAACATGCTGGCTTCCTGTCTGTGTCGGCATTAGACCTGGTATTTCGTGAAATAGCAAACCTGAAAGCAAGGATAATTGAACTGGAAGGGAGGCAGAACTAATGGCACGAATACCCGATACAGATAATTTCTCCCTTCAGGACGTGGTTGATTTCATTATTGATGCTGCACACGACCTGGTTGATTGTTTTGCCAGGGCAATAGATTCCCTTTTCGATCCTGCATACAAAGGGGGCAAGGATAGCCTCTATAATTTCCGCAATTACGGAGGTAATGATTTTGACGACTGGTTCCTGCCTTCTCGTCTCGAATTGCTCGAAATGTATAATCAGCTTAAAGTATATGGCATTGGTGACTTTGCTAATGCGCAGTACTGGTCTTCATCGGAATGGGACCAATCACCTGATATAAATGCTATCTCGATTCATTTTTTAGTAGGAGCTGCAAATGTCACACTAAAAAGCGATACAAATAGCCATGTGAGAGCTATCAGGTCATTTGCCGGCAACGTTGGCGATTATAACATCAGAGACATTGGCCCGGCACGTGGGTATATATTTGCCTATGCAGATGGCTTGTATTATGAGTCAATGCCAATGGACACATCATTGTCTTACTTCTGGAGCATTATAGCTAACAGGGCGATAGGCACCGGCACTGCAATAGGTACAGGGAAGGAAAATACCAGAAAGATTATCGCAACTAATTCATTCAGTGACTGGTTCCTGCCTTCGATAAATGAATTACAAGCAATGCATGATGTTCTATATGTATATAATGTTGGTGGATTTGGAGGATATGGATATTGGAGTTCAAGCGAAGTAGTAGATGTGTATGCGTATAGACATAATTTTACTACTAATAATAATGGCATGGATGGTAAAGAAAATCTAAATGCTATTCGTGCAATTCGCTCATTTACTTCCGCTTCTCCTTCTTACGATTTAAGGGATATAGGCCCTGCAGGCGGTTATATATTTCACATTGTAGATAATGGTGACGGCTCCTACACTTATTATGAGGCAGCTCCGTCAGGGTCAGAGTCCCAGGCATGGAGCAATATAACAGATACATTGATAGGTACAACGTCTGATCTAATAGGAGAAGGGCATAACAATACTGATAAAATAATTGCTCAGGCAGGTCATACCGACAGCGCAGCGCTATACTGCGACAATTACAGGGTGTATAACATGCGCACTGATAGTGCTGCTAAACTGTGCGATGATCTGGTGTTTTAAAACGATGAAAAATGTAATAACTAATTGAATAATAATCACTTTAAATAAATACTAAAATGGCAAAGGCAGATACTTTCGAAAATGACCTTCTGAAACATATATTTCAGAATGCAACCATCCCCTTAATTGGTGATGCAACTGGATTACCGGCAGCAGCAACGGTAGGTAGTTTATTTGTAGCTCTTCATACAGCTGATCCGGGTGAAGCAGGCAATCAAGCAACTTCCGAAGTAGCTTACACTGGTTATGCCAGGGTAGCGGTAGCAAGAACTATCGGAGGATGGACCGTAACAGCCAATAGCGTTGTGAACGCTGCTGCAATAACCTTTGGCGCAAGATCAGACGTTGGCACATCAGTAGCAACATATTTTAGTGTTGGTACATCTACCTCTGGTGCTGGTAAGATTCTATACAGCGGAGCATTAACATCCCCTGCATCTCTTTCCATTACCCAGGGCATCATCCCGGAATTTGCAGCCGGAGCATTGACTGTAACTGAGGACTAGTAATAATTAAGGGCAGCGGCTTGGCTTCTGCCCTTCTTAATACTTTTGTATGGCATTCCCGATAGTAGCTGCAAGAGCAGCCGCACGTACGACAGCATCAGATGTAACAAGTCACCCCATTACTTTACCTTCTGGTATAGTAGCGGGTAACTTGTTGCTTGTTGTTTTCTCTGTTGACGGGAATCCTACAATTTCAATTAATACAGGGGCATCCGGGAGTAATTGGACGCTTGGTACAGCAGCAGCATACAGTACCACTGTCAAGAGTGTTTATGCCTGGAAGATAGCCGAGGGTTCAGATGCGCTTACCCTTACCACTTCAGCAGCCGAACAATCGAGCCATGTTTCATTAAGAATAACCGGAGCATATCGAGTTGAAGGAGCTTCCGCAAACGGGAGTAGCACTAACTCTAATCCTCCATCGCTTACCCCAACCGGTGGAGCAAAGGACTATTTGTGGATAACAACCAGGGGAGGGGATTCAACAGTATTAGCTACAGTTGCACCAACAAACTTTTCAAACTTACAGAGCCAGGCAGGTGTAGGTACAAGTAGTGCTTCAACCAACACAGCAGAAAGAACTGTCAATAATTCTGTTTTAGACCCTGGTACATTTACATCAGTTACAGAACAGTGGGTCTCATTTACCCTTGCGGTCCATCCTTATACTATTGGAACATTAGTAGGCGAATCTACTTCAGGTGGATATCCTGAAAAGGTTACAAACGGGGCTTTTGATGCAGATACAGATTGGAATTTAGTTCGTGCAACTATAACAGGGGGAGAAGCTGTAGTTAATACGGTAGATAGTTACTCAACTGTAATGAGCCAGGATATCCCTATCGAGTATGGAAACACCTACCGGGTTGAATTTGATATTAACAATTATGTTAGCGGGACGATAAGGTTTATCTTCGGAACTACTGATGGTGGATCTAAGAATGATATAGATTACTCTGCCAATGGTCATTACTCCGCAGATATACCGTTTGATAGCGCAGGGGCTCCTCCTTCGACACTGACATTTTACACATACGATTCGGCTGGTGTAATGCACCTGGATAATGTAAGTGTAAAGCCTGTTGTTTCTGAAGCAGTAGAAACAGTTTGGGGAACATTGACCGAGGGTGTTGCCGGGGCTATATCCGGTCTGATTAATGGCATTTCTACTGTAGCAGGGACACTAAGAGCAAGGATACGTATAATTGCTCAAGCCACTGGTTCCACAACTGTCTCAGGTACCCCAAAGGGGAGGGCCAGAACAATAGGTCAATCCAATGGCTCCACAACGGTAAGCGCAAACCCAAATGCAAGAACAAAAATAATAGGTCAATCTAATGCGAGTACCACAGTCTCAGTAATCCCAAGAGGTAGGGCAACCACAACCGGACTGTCCATTGGGAGTACCACAGTCTCAGCAATTCCAAGAGCTAGAGCAGCCATGATCGGGTTGTCTGATGGAATTAGCACAGTGACAGGGATTATAACAGGGTTTGGCAGGATGCTGGCCCAGGCTGCCGGTGTAGTTGTAATTTCAGGAACATTACATAACGCTGATTCCCCTATCAAGGCGATTGTAGGTAATTCGGAGAGTATAGCAAGTCTGTCAGGGGCATTAACCGGCAAAGGAACGCTGCTAGGCCATGCAGACGGATTAGTTACAATATCTGGCAGCACAAAGGGGAGAGGGACGTTATTAGGCCAGGTAGATGGTATCGCTACTGTTTCAGGGACCATTAAGGGCAAAGGGACATTATTAGGACAAACAAGCGGTGTCGTTACCGTATCAGGGACTGTAACAGGTAAGGGTACGCTATTAGGACATGCGGATGGTATAGTTACAATCTCAGGCAGTGTTAAAGGCAGAGGCACATTATTAGGGCAGGCAAACGGTGTCGGAACTGTATCAGGGACCGTTAAGAGTAAGAGAGCTTTATTAGGGCTATCCGCAGGAATCGCTTCTCAGTCTGCCAATATTATCAGTAAAGGGAAACTTTATGGTAATTCGCCTGGTGCTGCAACCGTACTTGGGATACTTAGTCCAAGAGGAAAGTTAGTAGGTGCTTCTGCCGGTTTATCGACATTGGTAGGTACATGCGTCAATAAATCTATTGGGGTACATTACTATGTAGCCTTAACAGGAGTAGATAATCCTGCTAATGGTACAGCAGGAAGCCCCTGGCGCACACTTGCGTATGCTTGTTCACGAGCTTATATAGCAGGGAGTATTATACATGTTAACGCTGGGACATATACAGAAACATCAAGAGCAGTACTTGGACAGAACGTAAACATCGAAGGTGCAGGGATGGCAACAACCATCATTAAGTCTCACTATACAACAGATTGGAATAATGGTCGTGATGATGGGTATCTGTATCTTTCAGGAGGAGCAAATACAGCACAGCATATCAGCGGGATCACTTTAAGTGGTGACAATCGGACAGGAACCTTTGGGATTATCGTCTATAACAGGAGTAATGTTGAGATACTTAACTGTACTGTAATAGACTTTGAGCTTATAGGTGTCAGGTTTAATGGAAGTAGTACAGGTAACTCAGGCAACAGTGTTCATGATTGCGTATTAGAGAATTGCGGTGGGTACACGAATGACAGGGAATCAACTCTGTTCATAAGGAATCAGACAGGTTTTCAGTTTTACAACAGCGTACTGAATCAATACTTAAGAGGAGATTCTACCACAGGGGATGGCATCCGGTATGAGGATGGCAACCGGGGATGCAAGATATATGACAATGAATTGAATGGTCTGTATGCCGGGGATGATTTTTCTTTTCTGTTTGAAGCCTGGTGCAATGACAAAGATACCGGAATAGGGTATGGTCTGGAAATTTATGGCAATACCATAATAGGCCTCTTCGATTTTGGGTCAGGGACCTATAAAGGCACGTATAGCTTTTCTGTTTCTTTTCGTTACAACATCATTGGATATAATACTACTCATGCCGTAAGTGTTTATTATTCAGGGGTTGAGTTTGAGGAAAAATGTGATTCATTAGAGATTCACCATAACATTATAAAGAATTGTGATCGTGGAATTTACTTCTGTCATAACGGGACATGGGCTGATGCAGGTCGTTTCACAAATATTAAAATATGGTCTAACCTTATTCTGGATGTGCCAAATAGTTGGTCGGATCGTACTGAGGGTGGGGTTACTTATGGAGCTGGATTTGGTATTGCCTTCGGTGGTGGTGGCTCTCCTTATGCAAACAATATTTATATCTGGAACAATACCATCCTTGCGTATGCAGCATCTCCCGGAGGGATTGGCATCTGGATTGACACAGAGGATTCAGCTAACAATGTTTATATACAGAATAATATCATCTGTGGATTTGTCCAGGCTCCTTACGGAACAGCCTTTGGTGGTGGATCATGGACAGGACTGACTGCTCAGAATAACCTGTTATATAACTGCGGGAACAATAATAGCTTGCTTGAGGTAGGCGGAACGATTGCCAATAAAACTGTAAGTGGTGAGCTTAAAAGGGTTACTGCAAACAACATCACCCTCTTTGTTAGTTCTACTGATTTTCATTTAGCTCCCGGTTCGCTTGCAATTGACGCAGGGGTGAATGTAGGTCTTCCTTTTAATGGATCTGCACCTGACATTGGAGCCTACGAATCAGGCACAAGCACAACTACCGAACATATACAAGGACAGGCAAACGGTGTGGTAACTGTTTCGGGCAGTGTTAAAGGAAAAGGGGCTCTGGCAGGACAAGCAAACGGAGTGGTAACTATTTCAGTCTCTGTTAAAGGAAAAGGGACCTTAGCAGGACAGGCAATCGGTGTGGTAACAGTTTCAGGCCATATCAAAAGCAAAGAGACTTTAGCAGGCCAGGCAGACGGAACCGGAACTGTTTCAGGCAGCATCCAGGGCAAAGGAAATTTAGTAAGCCAGGCAGACGGTGTAGTTACGATATCGGGCAATATTAAGGGCAAAGGAACATTAGTAAGCCAGGCGAATGGTGTGGTTTCCGTTTCGGGGAGCTTAAAAGGCAAAATCCCGGTAGTAGGGCAATTATCTGGTTCTGCTATTGTATATGCAGATATCCGGGGTAAAACAACACTATCAGGCCAGATAAATTGTCTGGCTCATGTTACTGCATCACCGTTAAACGGGATGTTTAGATATATCGCAGGGAGATCTGAAGGGGTGGCTTCGGCTCAATTGGGATTTATTAGAGCCAAAGCAAGGATAAGAGGGGTAGTAAGTCCCTGGGGAGCATCTGCAGGTCAGAATATAATAATGGGTGCAAACGAAATTACAGTAATACTTTAAATATGGGAAAACTTAAATACCTGGTCATTCATTGTTCGGCAACCCCGGCAACCATGACCGTCACAAAAGGAATGTTGGAAGAATGGCATAAAGGACCATGCGATCAATCTGACGGAGGGGTGAGATACCTAGAGAAGAATTATAAATCCAGGGCTGATCTGCCGGAGGATATTATTAATAGTAAACCTATTCTTCATCTAAAAGGAAGGGGATGGGCCAGGTTAGGATACTCTATTTTGATTCACCGGAACGGGATGAAAGAAATACTTACTCCCTTTGATGGTGATAATGATATAGAAAATGATGAAATAACCTGGGGAGCTACCGGAGTAAATTCGATCTCCCGGCATATTTGCCTGGAAGGTGGAGGCAGTAATAGCAAGATAGAGCAGTTTAGCACTCTTTACACCGAGGCGCAAAAGATTACTCTAATACGGACTATCAAGGAAGAAATAGAGAAATGCCCTACACTCCTGATAGCTGGTCATAATGACTTCGCGAATAAGACATGCCCGAATTTTGACGTACATAAATTTTTGTTAAATAATATTTTGGAGAAAAACAACTATGAGCCTAAAAAACCCTGAAGGGAAAAGATCATCAATGAGAGTAAGCCTCTACTGGATAATCGGCATGGCTGCCGGTCTGGTCCTGGCTATCATGATTGCTATCGTAATAATGGCAGTCAAGGAAACTGAAATAAAATGGGAAGGGATAGCCTTTGCCATTGGAGCTATTGGCGTATTCGTCGCACCGGCATTTGGATTTAAAGCACTTCAAAAAAGCTACGAAACGAAATGATAAAATACGTTTATATCGCATTAGCAGTTACAGGGGTATTTACAGCAGCCTTTATCGCAGGAAGGAATAGTACCAGAAAAGAAAGATCAGAGCAACAGGCTAATCTTATCGCTGCCAGGGATAGCATAGAAACATACTCCGTAAAGATTGCAGGCCTAAGGACCTATGTGTCGGAGAAAGATGCTATAATCCTTACGCAAAAAGACGCCATTGCTGCCGGGATAATCGAAAGGGAGCGTTTAAGGAAATTACATTTTGCCGAGCTGGTTGCCAATGCAGAGCTGGCAGGCACAATCGATATATTAAGAGATTCCCTGAAAATACCTCCTGAGATTCAAATTGTGACAGTCAAGGATACAATAGAAGGTAATTACCAGGCATTAAGAATACCCTGGGAATGGCCTTACGAAAGTGAGTATGTCAAACTAGCCTTTGGGATTCATGCTAACAAGAAGGGCTATTTTAACCTGTCTGTCCCGTTTTCAGGGACCATCTCAATAGGCTATGTGAAATCCGGATTCTTTAAGACCACCCCAAAGGGTGTATTTACTACGAACAACCCTTACCTTAAAGTTAAACAGATGGATATCCTGATAGTGGAGGATAGAAAAAAATGGTATGAAAAATGGTGGTTACACGTACTTGTCGGTGCAGCCACAGCAGAAGCAGTACATCAATATCTTAAATAAATAAATTTTTTACAAGCTATGAATTACGTTTATAATGCAACTAAGAACACGTATCAGTCTATTGCAGATTTTAGCGCAGCTAAAACCGATGCTACTGACGTTTTAAGGGTCATGGTTCTCACTGATCTTGACCAGGTTTTTGCAGCAGCAAAAAAGAGAACAGCTTTAAGAGGCAGGTTTGCCGTTGACGGACAAAACCAGTCTATACTTGAGAAACTTGCCCTCACAGAGGACGAAAGGGACTGGTTTGATGAGATCATCAAAAACGGAACCACCGAGGTATCCCGGAAACTTTCATCCTGGACTAAGGACATCACCAATGCGACCAGGCATAATGTTAAGTTTGGCAATCCTCTACACTCCGGTATAGCTACTACTGTTGCGGGAGCTGTCCTGACAGATTCAACCAAAGCCTTTACCGTTGATGGGCTAAAGGACATGAAGGTGGTAATTACCACACCGGGGATTGGATTGAACCAGGAGAGAGTAATCCTGAGTAATACAGCCACTGCCATAACCCTTGCATCAGCTTTTACTGCTGATGTTGAAGGCATGGAGTATGTTGTTTGCCCGGTGACTGGTAATTTGGTGATCTATTACCTTACCTTAGATCCGAGCTGGGACCTTAACCTGTTCCTGGGTGTAGGAGCAGCTATTCAGGAAGCCCTTGTTATCTATTCAGTGAAGGAATGGTATAAGATCAACCGGAACACTAACGACTACCCGATAGAAGAGGCTGAATGGAATAACCAGCTGTCAAAGATCAGAGGTACGCTTCTTCAATATAAGATACCGGCAAGGAGGGTGACTGACTTCTTCCAGTAGGCCAATACGGACCTAGTATAAATGAAAAGCCCCTGGTAGTCAATCAGGGGCTTTTCTGGTAACAAGACAAACTCAAACTCAACCAATAATGAATGAAAGACGAAATGGAGCTACAAACATAACCTATAAATTCATGCTTTCAAAACAAAGTTATTGACATGTGATTTTAAGGTTAAAATATACAAATGCGATACATAGAACATTTGTAAACCATATAACAGACAGACAGACAGATATAATACAGCTTTATGCCTGCATGATTCATAATCATGAGGTCCGGGGATCATTCCCCCGTCTCGCTACAAAGATTATCAGACACTTACACATTAAACCGTGTGGGT